CCGGAGCCGTCGCCGTAGCCGGAGCCGTAGCCGTCGCCGGAGCCGGAGCCGTCGCCGTAGCCGTAGCCGTAGCCGTCGCCGGAGCCGGAGCCGGAGCCGGAGCCGGAGCCGGAGCCGGAGCCTTTCTTCCTCGCTACTTCGAGCGCAGGCATTTTTCGGCCTCCGCCGTCGCCGGGATGATCTCGATTGCCTCGGTCAGGTATTGCGTCGGTACAGATACCGCCACCTTGCCGCCAGCGATTCCCGAGACGGCGATCTCAGAGCACGACAATGCGCCCGTCCAGTTCCAGATGCGCCGGGAATCGGTCAGTGTAACCGCCGTCCCTTCCGCGCTCTGTAAGATTCCAGCGTGGACGCCAGCGCTGTAGGTGCGCACCACGCAGTATTTGCCTACTGCCGGATGCCGAGGCGGAGTTGAGCCACCGCCGAAAAGCGCGGCCAGTTCCCGCGCCTGCTTGATTGTCAGGTCTTCGATATTCATTCTTTCTCTCCTTGTTGGATCGTCTGTAAACTCCAGCAGCGCTACCACGGGCAGGTGATCCATTAGCGCCGTTGCCCGAGCGTGACGCCCTCGGGCTTGTTGCCAGGTACCACGCTGGCAAGGCGATTGGCAGGGCGAGTGCGGCGATGGCCGTTGGACCCCGCTGAATGTCGTTAGTGGAGGTAACCACCAATGCCAGCCGCCACGCAAGCGGCTTTCAGGTCATCGTTAAAGCCGGGGTCAATGGCGATTGCCTTGCCCGTTGAGAATGCGCGATATCCGTTCTCCGCGTTCCATGCTGCCATCGTAGCGAGTTCGGCTTGCAGTTCGGCGTCCGTCTCGCATTCGGTCAGCGTGGTGTCTCCCTCGCAGTAGCAGAAGATTTTGCGGGCGGTCGGATTGATCCACGTACCGAAATAGCTTGCATCCTGGCGTGTGTCCAGTTGCGCCCATCCCTTATCGGTGGTGCATACTTTGAAGTCGTAAAGGTAGCGGTCAGCGGGTGCAAATTCGCGGGTTATCTTCATTAGATAAACTCCACGGCGGTAGCCGTCGCCATCAGGTCGCCGCCTGCTCCGTCGCCGAGGTTGAATTCGTTGCGGAGGTAGTACGCCTGAATGTCAGCGGGATTCCCGTTGATTTCCGTTGTGAGCGAATTCCCGTTATCGAAGGCTACCCGCACGGCATATCTGCCATTGTGAACCGAGTCTCTCGCCTTTCCGTCGCACGTAGCGCAATTGCTGTCGAATGCGGACGGGTTGCTGTTGATATATGCGTGATTTTTCATCTTCTTTTCCTCTCCGTCTGGTGGACGGTGTAATGGTTTCATTCTGGCCCTTTCGCGGGCCGGGGTCAATTCGGATAATTACTGAGACAACAGGCACGCTATCCACACGCACCCCGCGACGCCCAACGCCGCCACCAAGAACATCGGCCAGATGGTTTTCTTTGTCGCTGGTGTGCGCTCGCTGTACACGATTCTCTTGTAGGTCGCCATTAGTACAGCCTCCCGCGACCGTCGCACGGTGAAAACGCGGCATCGGTGTAATTCCCCATGCCAGTCCACCAGTTTTTACGCACGTCACGCCGGCGATTGCGCCTTGCCTGTGCGCCTGCCGATCCGGTGAATGGCCGTGGGTTCTTCCAGTAACTCGACACCCAAGAGCCACCAGCGGTCATGTATCCGCCGCCAGATGGCCCGATCTTGCGAACCGTTCCGCCGATCATTGTCCGATCTCCAGCTTCCCGCCGACCGGACCTCAAACCGAACGCTGCGATCGCAGGGGCAACCGTGTAAATCTCATCCTCGAACAGATACAGGTCCGCGCCGCCGTCATCGCGCCTGAAGGTGTATTTGCCGTAGTTGTCACGGTTGCCAGTGAAGTGGCCCGCAACAGTGCCTTCCTCAATTCCGTAGCCGATGTCACGGCACTTGTAATGCAACTGGACTATCAGGCCCGGATGCGCCGCACCGATAGACGCCTCACTCAATCCATGCTCGACTTCGGTTGAAACTGTGTTGGTCATGTTAGTTAAGCGCCTCCTGAGCGCTACGCATTGCCTGAGACTTTGGACTCAGCGCCGGTGCGTTACAGGTCCGAAGACCTGCCATCCGCTATTTAATCCCAAACGTTTGCGCCTGGCTCGCATAACCTGCCGTGCGCCTTGAGGTATTCTCCGATCTCTGCAACTGAGCCGATGTGATCCTCAATCACGTTTGTCCATGGATTGTGAACGATCAGTGTGCCGTTATTCAGCACGCGCACGTCGCGGCAAACCAGCCGCTTGCTATCGAATGCGCCCTGCCAGGCTGGATAGATTCGTTCGCCCACGAATCCGTCACGATCACCGAACACGAAACCAGCCGCGATCAGATCAGCGCGCATACCGTTGAGATTCAGGTCTACGTTATCTGTTACGTTATTCATCTTCATCCTCTCGGCATTGGTTATGCCTTAAACTACTCGCCTTGATATACTCAGGACTCGCGTTTCTATCCGGCCGGCCGAAGCTCGGAACCGCGGTGTCTGTGCCCTGCCTGACATTCACAGTGTCTCATACATTAACGCAAGTGGTCAAATGAGTAATATTTATACTTGGTCGCGGTTTTGCTTATAGTCGTCCGAAACGGACTAGGCCAATTCGGACGACTTCTACCAGGTAGAATATCTGTATGATCCACTGGACCTGTCAGCAGTGCGGCACCGTAGGGCAAGGCAAGCGTGTTAGGCCCTGCTCAGCGTGCAAGGCAATACCAGCCGAGCACAAACCGGGCGCTACAGAGGAAGCAGCGGCCCACATACGATCGGTGCAACTCGCTCGGCATCATAGGATCGGCAGGAGTGACAGAGCTGCGAGGTATCAGCGGAAGTACGGGCTGTACACTCCGACCGAGTTGGACCTGGATCGAGATCTACCACCAAGTCGCAATGGCCGGCACACGTAATTCCCAGTTGGTGATCAAGCTGGCCGCTATCTCGTCCTGATCCCGCTCGAGGCCGCTATCTCCCGCACAAAATCCACTTGCGCTAATGCTCATTATCATTGCGCTTTGATTGTCCAGGGGGTGCCGGCGGGGGTGGAGGAGGGCCGCTGTCCCCACCCATCCCACTCAAAAAACCCGGTTCAGTTGAAAGGCAACATCTGGCCAGGCTGGAGATTATAGAATGCCCGTATTTCGCGTCAGGGCTGGCTGTACGCGATTTCCAGGCAGTCGGAGGATGCAGTGGACCCCGGAATTCGTTGTGGGGCGATTGTGGCGGTTTTGGGTGGTTTCGGGGCTGGTCGGAGCCTGTCCCACCTTTTGAGCCTCTGTCCCACTACACGTCCCACTTTTTGTCCCACTATAAGTTCTTTAGAATCCTACTTGTCCCACTTGTCCCACTTAAAAGAAGTAAAAGTATTCTATAGGGAAAAAGAGAGACATCCAGACAGATACTGGGGCTGTATGTAGCCCCTATAGAAAAGTCTGGACAGTTTTTGGTGGGACAAGTGGGACAACCTACAAAACAAAGGAGTTAAAGTGGGACAGAAAGTGGGACAAAAAGTGGGACGGCTTCGATTTAAGTGGGACAGAGCCGTTTGAAAGCAGAAACGCCGCCGGTCCTTGTGGGACGCAGCGGCGCGATAGGAAATTCGAGTGTACGACTTGTCGGCGCGTTCGTCAAGCGGAATCAGGGGCTTGGTTAATTCGGCGGTATGCCCACGGTCGCGGGGCCGCTGGTCGCCGGTAACGCTCGAACTGTGGCTTGTCGTCGGCGCTCTTGAATCTTCCGAGGATCTTACCTACGCGTATGGTGTCGGCCTTACCATGAACATCCTGATCCTTCTCTTTCATTCCCATGGCTTTAGTTAGGATATCTGCGACCGTGAAATCGAAGAATGAGTCCGCTCCGAATGATCGGGATGTCTCCATGAACTTCATTTCCTCGGCTACGATCCAGTCGGAGATCACCGTCATCCAGGGGTCGTCAACTTCCATCTGATCGCGCCACTGATCGCGCGCCGCTACAGCTTCATCCGGTCGGCGGAGCCGGTCTTTGTACCACTTCACCGCGCCGCGCACCAGCCACGCGAGTATCCCGCAGGCTTCGTCTCTCACGAGTGCATCGGGTAAGGTTCGGTCTACATCCGACTCCGCAAGGCTCGCCGGGAACGGGATCAGGTGCATCCGGTTCATCATGGCGTTGTCTTCAGCCTCGAAACTTGGCCGGCCGTTTGTGTCCATCCAGATTTTGTGTGTAGCGGCGAACGATACCCAGTTCTCGTACTTCTTGATGGCTTTAACTTCTCCTTGCCCCTCGGTCAGCTTCTTCACTAATCCTTGGGCTAAACGCTGCGTCGTTTCGGCTTCGCTGGTGCGAACGAATCGGACGCCGCGCAGGTCTGCGATGTCGGCGCTGGCGTTTGAGGATGAGCGGCTGCGTGTCATTAGGGTTTCCACGTCCAGCATTCCCGAGTACTCGGGAATCAGGCGACCGACCACGACAAGCATTGTGGTCTTACCGTTATTTCCCTTCTCTCCCCACGGGATGAATAGCGCCTTCTCGGACGTGCTGCCGGTGATCGAGTAACCGAGAGCACGCTGGAGGTATTCTGTAAATCTTCCGACTCGATCCGCATCGGACTCAGATCCACCACCCATCGTCCAGTTCACGAACTCGCGCCATCGCGGGCATTCAGCTTTCAGGTTGTAATCGTGATCGGCCAGTTTTGTTATCAAGTCTGCCGGGTCGTGCGGCTTCATGGCCCCCGTTCGCAGATCGACGGTGCCGTTGCGGAAGTTGAACAACCACGGAGATGAGTCCAGTTTCCCGGCGGAGACAGCCACGCGCGGAGCCGCCAATGCCAGGCAGTTAGTGACGCCCTTCAGGTTCACAGACTTCAAGGCGAATTCGTAAATCTTCCCGTCGTCGCGCACCTGGGAAAGGAATTGCCGCATCGCGTCAACCGCCAACTCCTGGGCCTTCCCGAATTTATCCTGTTCCCATCGCCTTCCATCCCAAATCAGCCATGCCTTAAATTCTGGGCAATAGCGCATTTTGTCCCGATGCAGGACAAGCAAACGCTCGGCGTTTCCATCGTCGTTCATCCCGAAAAAGATCAGCGGACACTTCGATACGTCGATTGGCGGGCGCGTCTTATTATCGGCGTCCGCCTTCTCGGAGAGCGCGCGGACCCGCTGGGATTTAATCAGGTCGTTCAGGTCGGTTACCCTGAACGAATCGTGCTTCAACCGGAGTTTTCTGATTACTTCATTCGCGGCGGCAATGCGGACTGGATCTTCGGAAACTTTGGCGCGCGCAAGTTCAAGGGCGAACTCCAGTTTGTATGCTGACGTCATATCAGCGAGCGCCTGCGCGGCGAGGAATTCGAGTGGATCGGATACGTTATCGGGCTGCGATGTCACTTGGCCTTCGCGGCCCCGCACCAGTCTGCCAGATCAACTTCAGGCCACGCAGTTAACAGGTCCTCCGTGGCGTTGATATACAAAACTCGAGGAGGGAAGATATGGCAGAAACCAGAATTCTCACTTGGCTGGTAAAAACGGCAATCTTCGCAATAGATACGTGCTTCGGCGGGTTCCGGCATGTGTCATCTCCGTCATCTGTGTTCGAGGAGGAGGCCCCTGCTGCCGGATGACGGCGACAGCAGGGTGGGAAGCCTTTCCACGCGCGGGGAGCTACCCCGCGCAACCATTGTGCCACGCATCGATAATCGAAAGCAACAGGTATATATACCTACAACTTACACGTCTGTAAACGCGGCGGTATATATACCTGCCGCGTGGTTATCGTAAACCGTCACCGCAACCGCGAGGGCCGCCCAGATATGCGACTTCACGCCAAACAGCCGACCTGGATTCTTCTTCGTGCCGACTTCACCGAAGCGGTCCTTCAGCGCCTGCGAGATATTGGCGTCCTTTGCGCGTGCCGTGTGGCATAGGTGCATCTTCACATCAAGGCGAGGGATTAAAACTGTCTCACCCGGACAGTTCTCCCGCGTCTCCCACCGATCAACAAATCGGCCTATTTCAACACACGTTCGAAATACATCGCGGCCCACTGCGAGGCCGTAGGAAGCGATCATCTCGACCGCCATAATATCCGCGTTATCAGGAAAGCAATAGAGCCTGACCTTGCAGTTTGGCTCCCAGCCCATGCCGTGAATCTTATCGCCATCCCAAATAATCCACGCCGTCATATCCGGCCCAGGGTCCAACGCAAGCACCCTCATCGGCGCGGCCCCGACTTCATCCTCTTGCACGTTACTTCCTGAACCGAATACCCCAGATGGATTCGGCGTATGATCGTTTGCCGTGAAATTCCAAGTTCATCCGCCACGTCACTACTCTTTCGTGTCCTGGCTGGCTCTAATCCGCCAGAGTGCAGATGGTGTAGTAGTTGCCGGCCGATGAATTCGGTATAGGCGGGCGGGATTGATTCATTGATTTCGCCCTTGTTCATCCAGTCGATACCCATAGCCTCACGAGCGGCGGCGAGTGTACAGTTTCCGCCCCCAGTGACCTGTACGAAATCCGTCCATTCGTTGGTTTTTCCAAAATGGGATTTGCGTTTATCAAACGTGTGGACCTTCGGGTGCTTTGAATGGGGCGGTGTCATTATTGTGAAGCTCGCCTCAAACAGTCTATGGCGAAGCACGCGGAGATTTGAAAACATCGTTCCGCAGAGCACTACCGCATCAATCAACGGAGCGCCGTCCACATTCTCTATCACGTAGGGAAGACCTGAACGCTTCAGCATTTCGCGAACAGGCTCAACCAGACGTGGCCATGCATCGGCGTTCGCGTTTCGCTTGGCGAGATCGCTGTACGACTGGCATGGCGGCGAAGCGTGAACTGCATCGAAGAACGCAATAAATCGTGGATCGAGCGTGAGGGCGTTCGCTTGGATAAACGGCAGCGGGTAGCTGGGTTGCGGGCTGATATCGACGCCTACCACGTCGAAACCGGCCCTGCTGTAGCCAACGCCGGCTCCACCGGCGCAACAAAACAGATCGAGAAGCCGTGGCCGTCTTGTGAGTTTTGTGGCGCTCGCCATTGGGGTAGATTCTATCATTCAGGCTGCCTGTCTTTCCAACCTCCGCTCGCTGGCTTCCCACGCCGCCACGAGGTCTTGTACGGGAGGCTATCGCATTTGCGATACAGTTACGTAGTGCAATCGTTCTGGCTCAAACTCAATGCCTCTGTGGGCACGCTCCATGGCCTGCCGCGCTGTGGCAATTTCTTTGGCCTCTGCCCGGTACCTGGAAATCACGCTGGCCGACTTCTTCTTCCTTGGCAGGCTACCGTTCACTGTCCGTGTAGGTTTCTTGCTTGATGGCATAACAAACGCTCCTTTACTTCCCTCGCCCCAGCATAAGAATCTCATTTACATTCTCCTCAATCGAAATCCCCATCCGCTCGCAGACATTCAGAGCGTACTGGATCTGAATACAGCCCTCTGGGTATTCATCGGTTCCGCGGCGGGAAAGAAAATAATCCGCATAGTACAGGTTAAGCGCATCGTGACCAGCCTTTCCTCCTGTGCTCTTAATTACGCGGCGTTTTTCATCCGCGATCTCACCAAGAATCTGCTTTCGGTTCCGGGGAACGAACTTCTTCTTCGGTTTTGCGGCCCAGCCGATCATGCCGCCACCCCGAGCACAGCGCGAACCCGCGCCGCTTCCCGGCGGAGGGAGTCGCGGAAGATTACCTGGGCGGGGCGGAGGGTCATGCGAATAGTCCCATCTCTGCGCGGCAGTGCGGACTGAACCACACGCGCTCCTTGCCAGCGTTCTCGCGTCCGCGCCCGGTTCCTTGCGATCCGTATCCGCCTTTCGCTTTCCACGCCACGCAATCCCATGATTCCGGCATTGCATGCTCGCCCTCATAGCCGCACAGCGCAATCCGCATCAGCGGGTTATCCCCGCTCTCGATTGCCCACTTCCGAACATCATGCGCCACGGTCGCGCTGTCGGCGCTGTACAGGTCCGTTTGCCGGTCGGCGGTATCCGCGTATGGCGGATCGAGGAAAACACCCGTAATACCATGCTTGAAAGTCACAGAAGGGCCGCAGATGCGGGACCAGTCCCCGCAGCACACTCGCACTCGGCGCAGCCGCTCCGCAAGTTCGCGCATGTAGGCGCGCATCGAAAGTCCGGTGAGCGTTCCCGAGGTGAGGTCGCTTGCGTCCTCTTCCTCGGCTAAACATACGCCCGTGCCCGCGCCGAGGTGAGGTCGCTTACGATGTACGCCCGTGCCCGCGTTCCCGAGGTGAGGTAGCTGGCGATTCAGCCCTTTCCCCGCGTTCCCGAGGTGAGGTAGCTGCTTTGCGCACCATCCGGCTCCGATCCAGATACATTGTCCCCATACCCACCATCCTGCAATTTTTGCGTCATAAAACTCCGGGTCCACTTTCATCGTCTCGCGGAACTCAGACTGAGAACACAGCCACAAATGCCGCGCGTGCTGATCCGCTTCGTTCACCGGATTATCGGCGTGATACGCCACCGCATCTGGATCGTTCTGAAGCGCCCGCCAGAAGTTGGCCACCATGCAATCCAGGTCGTTTATCGTCTCGGTCGATGCCGCATGTGGGCGATTCAGCAGAACAGCGCCGGAACCGAAGAAAGGCTCAATGTAATTCGGCACGTCACCGAATCGATCCCATACGAGATCGGATACTTTCGATTTCCCTCCAAACCAAGGGAACGGTGCCTTCACAGTTTTATCTCGGCAACAAACCGCAAGCACCCACAGGCACCGCAAACCATACCGTTCGAGCCATGCGCCGCGCGGACATGCCCGCAGGCCGCGCATTTGTCGTGATCCGGGAGCGGCGTTCGTTCGGCGTAATCAGCCATGTGTCTCCTTTGGTTTATAATTTTTTGCTAGAGGTACTGGCTGCATCCCGGATTACATTTATCCAGATTTCCAAGACCTGAAAAGTGGTTCCCGACCTGCCTTATAATTCGCTGCTCGCCCATGTATTCTCCTAAAAGCCTCCAGCCCCGCCTCCGTCCCGGCGAGTTTCTCGCACAGCCGCATCATCGCCCCGTAAGTATCCGCCCAGCGGTACTCATTGCTGTTGTACTCCGGCGGTCCATCCCGCATCGCCCGATTCAGCGCGCCCCGCCAGTACTTCCACCTGTCGCGGAAATACCGGAGAGCGCGGGGCCGGTCAATGGCATCCTGCTTCTGTTTGCGAATGCGAGACTTGCGCTGTTCAGGCGTTTCATCTTCGGAGAGAGAGATGCCCGCCGTCGCGGCCAGACGCTTTACGGCCTCGAACTTCGAGATGCCCTCGATCTTAATAAGGAAGTCGACAGCATCGCCCGCTCCGCAACCCGACCAGCACTTCCAGCGTTCAGGATATGCGTGTCCTGGAAGGTTGATACGTAGGCTGGGAGACTTATCGGTGTGGAATGGGCATCGACCAATAACTGTGTTCGGCGCGCACCGGCGCAACTTCACGCCGTAGGATTCGACCAGCGCTTGCAGGTCGGTTGCTTCCCGGATCTGGCGGTCGCGGGTATTCACTTCGGCTTCGGCCCCATCTTGTGCTTAATCGAAAAATACTCCGCCTCGGTAGAGAACCGCGTTGCCTTGCAGATTCCGCACTTCACGCGATACCGCTTCTGGAATCCGCACTTCCCTTGCCAGGTCCAAACATGACCAGTCGGACTGGAACACTCGCGCAGTTTGTTCGGCACGAACTGAATGGGCGAGAAGTGAGGTTCCGGCTCGGCATCAGGCAATTCGTTCGTATCGACCTCGCGTACTGCTGAATCGGGGCGAAACCTCCGCTCCCAGTCGGCGGCCACCTGATCGTAATCGACCTGACGAGGTTCGTCGCGGTACGGATTGAAATAATCGGTTCGCAAAGTGCATCATATCCGAATATCTCCCCACGAATCGCGATTCTTTCGCGCCGCCGCAGTCTGCCGCTTCGCTTTTCTGGGATCTTTTGGCGTCAGTTGCATCGACCGCGACTCCGCGATTTCATCCGCCTTATCCCTTCGCAGATCACAATGCCGCTCCCATGCGTTATCCAGAAGGTCTGAAAGATTGCGCGGATGGTCAATCATATAAGTCGCTCCGTCCGTTCGCCAGCATTCTCACACGCGGTAATTTCCTCGATCATACGCATCTCCCGCCAGTCGTAACCAAACTTTCGTCCGCAATCTAAACACGTCACCGAAGCGTACCGCGCCGACCGCTCAGACTGCGGAAACGTCGTTCGGGAATGCTTGCAGGGTCCGAAGGCGTAGGCGATAAAAGAAACTACGGTCGCGACGCCGAGAACGCACATAATCAGTTCCGTCATATTGCCTCCATTTCATTGAGTGCTTCCGCCAGTTCCGCGTACATCTTAGACGCACGCCGCGCCCGCCTCACGCTATCTTTCAATGCCGCAACCTTCGCGGCATCTGCGGATTCGTAAACCTTGCCGCCGCCCAAATTAATCCTCCATCCTTGGCCTGCATAGTTGCTGACACATACCCCAAAGCCAGAAGGAAGCCCCTGCATCGTGAACTGAATCGAGCGGTTAAAGCTCGTGTCTTTCCATTCGACTTTCACTTTTCATCCACCAATCTGAGCATGCCTTCGCGCCCTGCCCGCATCAGGACCGCTCCGAGAACCTGGTAAACATTACTGGGGGCGCACCCCGCTTTAACGGCGGCGATTCTCGGCTCTATCGAACCGCGGAAAACCGCCCGGGCCAATCTCAACCGCGACTCAAAACGCTTTTTTCTTTCTTGTGGCGTCACGATTTATAGTCTTGCATATAACGTTTCTCAGTGCAACAATAATTTTCATGACGGCAGAAATCCTCGTGTACGCCTGGACGCTCGGAAGATTAAGCAGGGAAGACGCATTACGGGCCATTGTTTCGGCGCGGTTGACGGTTCTGGAATATCGCATTGCGGAACTACGAATGCGTAATTCCTCAAACCGTGCGCTATAATCCGCACAGATGCCTCCGCCCGCTAATCCTCCTCTCTATCTGGTTTCGATGTACAACGTCGGGGTGATGATTATCGGAGCCGGGATACTGGCGCTGTTGGGGTGGCTCGGGAAGCAGGGGAAAGATAACCTGAAACTGCTCCACGAAATGAGATCAACGCCTAGAGAGATCGCAGCCGCAAAGGAAGAAATAAAGGCGCATAACGAGCAGGACGATAAGAGGTTCGCAGAACTCTCGGTCAGCAATGCCGAATTGAAGAACATAACCGCCTCTCTCGACAAAAAACAGGACGCGCAGACCGTCAAGCTCGATCACATTACCAGCCAAACCGACAAACTCGAAGGCGCGGTACAGGAGATCAGGGGATGGATGCACGCGATGCTCCGTCGCGAGCATCCGCAGCAGGGCGATTGATTCCGTTCTTTTTCCCGAAAATAAACCGCATTAACAATCATTTTGCCGGTTCTTTATGATACGTACAGGTCATGGACCGTTTTTTCAAAGCCCTCGGGATCGTCTTTGGAAGCCTCGCAGTGCTCAACGCGGCGTTCGCCGCGATTAACAGTTACCTCCGCTCCGGTGCGCGCGGGCTACGCTGCTGGTTTCGGCGCTGCAAGTCGCGGTAATATCATTCCATGCCTGAACAGAAAGACGTTTGTCCTGAATGTAAGGGGATAGTAGTGGACCCGACATGCCCGTATTGTGGGTCGCGGAAACCCGCAACTGCCCCGCCGCCCGACCCTTCGACCGGACTCCCTCCCGACGATGGAGAATAAGTTATGACCCCAGAAGTTCTTCTGAAATCCTCAACTGAGCCTGTGCAGCGTTTCTGGTGGCACTGGCAAAACCTCAACGAACGCAAGGACGGAACGACGGGAAGCGGACTTCGGCACGGTCGCGCATGGTGGCATTTTCCGCTTGAGAGCGTCAATTATGGCCACTCGCGAACCATCGAGTTATGCTGGAATCTTTGGTCGCACTTTTGCGGAATCGACTTCGATATCAGCGACGAAGACGTGACACTCATGCTGGCGTTCCCGCCGGTTGCGCTTTGGTTCTCGCTCTCTACGAACTGGGCTTGGCTGTCGAAACTTCTGCCCCGCAAGCCGCTGAACGACACAAACTATCGGGACGTGATCGTTATCGACGAACGACATTGCGGCGTCCGCATTCACGGTGGAAGCGTCTGGATAAACGTCTGGTCGAAACGCAACGAAACAGTGATGGCCGATCCCTGGTGCGTTCGCGGCGTCTGTTTCAGCATTAATCCTTTTGAGCCAGTCCACATGCGCAATGAGGTCAGACGCGCGGAGTATGGGACCGGCACGCCGCCGGTAAAGTACTCATGGGTTCCGTTCGTCGGATCTTGGGAAGTCGGCAGACCGTCGCCGCTCAATGGCGGCGTCACAAAAGAACCGGACGGACGCGAGGAGTTGCAATACCCGTACCGATACGTGCGCAAGAACGGCGAGGTACAGGAACGCATCGCGACGGTCTACGTGGAGCGCCGCGCGTGGCGTCCAAAGTGCTTCAAGTGGACATCGCTATTCGAGAGAGTACGGCAATCGATCAGCATCGATTTCAACGAAGAAGTCGGCGAAGAAACCGGCTCATGGAAGGGCGGATGCACCGGCTGCGGGTGGGAGATGCTGCCGGGAGAAACAGCGCTGGAAGCGTTGAGGAGAATGGAGTCCGTTCGCAAGTTCTAATGACGCTTAAACTCTGGATCGCCGCATTCCTGATTCGCGGAGTCGCAATCGTCTTCGGACTGCGGAAATCTCCTCTATCGTGGGCGGTCTGGGCCGTATTCGTGGAGGTTTTGGATGCCGCTCTGTTTGACGCCTACGCACACCATTCCGGCACTTGGTACACGCGCTTCTGGATATTCCAGCAACTCGGATCGATTCTCCTGCTCGGCTACGTGGTCCGGTATTGCGTCAAGCCCGCGCTTTTCCTCGTATGGATTTCTCTCATATTCGCTGCCGTAGCGTCTCTGTCCCTTTGGGTCGCGCTCAGATACCCCGGCAGTCCGATTGAACCCGTCATGGAATTCTGCGGCGGTATTCTGCTGGCACTGGGATTAGCATCCGGCGTAACAACCATAGCGCGTCCGGGAGCCTTCTGCGCGATCCTGTCCGCTTACCTCTGCCTGTCGGCGGTTTTGATGTTGGTCGGCGGTGAGTTTCTGTCCAGTCCAGGCCTCGGCAGAGCCATCGCGGGGCTTGATTGTGCCGCTTTCGGGGCGTGGGCATTTGTATTCGTCACCAGCCCCACGGCTCCGGTCGGCGTACAATGTCCTTGATGGCCCGCTTAACCGTACTCTTCTTCATACTCTTGTCATTTCCCGGTACAGCCTCGGCGCTCGCGCACTGGGAGGGGTTTTGTGAGCAAGGCGGCCAAAAGGTCGCCACGAACTCCGCGCAATCTACCACGAATGTTCAGCAGTCGTACCCCGGCGCAACCCTGACGGTGTATCTGACCGGAACGGGATCGCCGGGTACGAAGGCGACTTTGTATTCCACGAATACGGGAACGGCGCTTGCAAATCCGCTGACGTGTTCGACATTCAACGGTTACTACAGCTTCTACGCGGCTAACGGGTCGGTTGTCGATCTGACGTTCTCGGGGGCCGGAATTGCAGCACCGTTCACGATTGGCGCTGTGCCCGGGATCGAGCCGGTCAATCAGGTCGTCTACCCGAGTGCGGGGAACACTTTCCATCAGCAGTGTGTGCTCGCCGCCTCACTCGGCCAAACGCTTCAAACTTCAGCACCGGGGGCCATTGTCATTGCGGCAAGCGAAAACGATTCCGGGTGTGCGATAAACTTCCTGAGCGGTTATCTTCAACCTGCCAGTGGGCAGACGGTGACGCTATCACAGGACACGTATTGCCAGCCCACGCAACAATGCTATGACATTTCGGCTGGCGGAACGATCGCATTTGTTCGCCCACCCGCATCGGTCACGCCGATCAACTTCGGAGCAGACCCAACGGGAACAGTCGGGACGGCGACGGCAACAACTGCGGCGTTTAATGCGGCAGCGGCGTCGATCATAACCACGGGTGGAGATCCAAGCCAGGTAGCGGGCGTCTTAACTGTGCCGGCCGGGAGTTATTACACGAACGGGTCGATTGCGGTCAATTCCACCTATGGGGCGGAAGTCAACTGCCTTACCGGCTCAAAATTCTACTGGGCCTCGACAACGGTATCGAACGTTCCCTTTTTCAAGTTCACCGGAACAAGCAATGCCTCGATCCACGGATGCACGTTCATTGTGACCAATGCCACCTACCCGATGAGCAGCGCCGGCGCTGCGGCAATGGAGTTCACGACTGGAGCGGTTACAAGCACTGGATTCCATGTCTACAACAATACCCTTAGCGCTGCCAATAACCTGATCTACGACTTTATTTTAGTCGATGGAAACGGGGCCACAAACAACGATTTCGGCGTGTTTGAAAAGAACTTCGCCACCGGATACAACTACGCCTGCTTTGACCTTCAAGGTGGAGAGTCTTACTCTCACCGACTTACTGCAAACCAGTGCCTCGGCTACTATGGCGGATCGACCGGGCAGTACGGAGTGGCGGCAAGCGGAGGCACAACACCGGGATTCGCGGCGTCATTCGTATGGCAAAGCGGGGGAATGCAGAACTCAACTTCCGATTTCTACATGAATGGCCTGTCGGCGTTCACCGACGAAATCTATGACGTGGACACTGAGACGCAGGGCAGTTTTCTGATCTCAAATGCAGGGAATTGGCAGGTCATAGGCGGGCGCATCGTTTGCTGCAATACTACGACTCTGGCAATCTCAAATGCAGGTGGAAATGCCAAGGTTCAGGGAGTTGTAATATTTCCGTACCGCTCCGACGAGTTGATTACGATGGTGCATACTCCCGGCTATGTAGGGCCGGCACCTCCCGGTATCTTTGAATTTGAGAACGTGAACATTCAGTCGCCGAACGCCAGTATGTCCGATAAACTTTTCCCTGGATCGGCGACGAATTCATTTTTGAGCTTCAATAATCTTACCTGGGCCGACAACACCGCAGGAATCGGCGGTTCTTCTATTTTGACGACAACGAATGGAGGTCAGGGAATAAAATATTCGACCGGCACCGCAACCGGCACGTCAGGCACGAACACCCTGACAATTTCCGGGGGGACCTTGACGGCCGCAATGGCGGGTACCTCCGCCCCCGGCACCGACTCGTCCGTATTTGTCGGCGGCCACGCCTACAGAATCCAGTCGATCAACACGGGGACCGGAGTCATCACGCTCCTGGCGAACCTCGTAACCAGCCCATCGAGCGCGGCTTATGTGCTCGCATACAACGGGGGCACGCTCGAGGTCCCGTCGTTTTCGGGAGGAGCGACCACGATCGGGAATACCATCGTCAACGGGACGCTGACGGTATCCGGGGTTCTAAGCGCCCCCGAGGGTAATGTTTCCAACTATATCGGGCCAATCAACTTAATTCCTGCGAACGGAACCAATAACGCCCTGACCACAGCGGCGGGTGTCGGTCCTCCGCTAAGCGCAGGACTAACACTCAACCTCAGCATGAACTTCAGCCTTCGCGCGAATGCAAGTAATACATTGGCATATCAGGGAGGAAGCGCGTTGCCGATATACAGCGTATACCAAGCCAACCTGGGGACCGGAATCCCGTCTGGGCAGATCTTGACGGTTACGTACAACTCAGGCGGATTCTGGCAGACGCAGACGCCATGACAGCCGAGCGCAATTTCCCGATCATTCCCGAAGTTTCCCGATCGGTTCAAAACGAGTTTAGAACTCTGCGGAATATGCTCTACGATGCGCAGGATGCGCTCACTGCGATCAAGCCGCAACCGGGAGCAGCCGGAGCAACGGGTGCGCAGGGAGCGCCGGGAACGACGACGATTATTCAGTCCGGATCGTCCGCAACACTCGCAACTCCGCAGATGGCAAACGTGACTCAGATCCTGGGAATCCTCGCCCAGGCGCAACGCTCTTACATCCCGGCGTACACATCGCTTCCATCACCTCAGGACCCTGCATCGCAAAACGGTTCTCTCATCAGCGTCAACGGGATACTGTACCGCTTCAACGGATCTCCGCAGCCAGGACAATGGCTTCCACAGGCCGCTATCGCTTCCGTAATCGAAGACACGTATGCAAACTTCACGCTTGCAAAATACCCTCCCTCTTCGGAGGTGGTCGGGACGGTGTTTCTTGATACCACTCGCGATGTGATCTACATCGTTCAGGTCGTTAGCGGTTCCAATGCGTGGGTCTACGCAGCAGGTGCATATATCGCCGCTACGGCATCACGCCCGACGACAGGGTTTAACGGAGCATCGCTGGGAGTCAACGATACGGGCCTTGAGTTTCGCGATTCCACCCTCACGATTACGGAATACTGGAGCGGAAGTGCGTGGGTTCAGACGCCCGCAGTTCCGGCATCTGCCACGGTTCTTTCCTCCAACTCCTCTCATCAGATTATTGCAGCGGCGCTCGCGGACACCAAAATCTGGATCGGCCAAGGTACTGGTCTTCCGGCGGCAGAGACGGTTTCGGGCGATGCGAGTTTGGCAGATACCGGGGCGCTGACGTTGACCACAGTCAACTCAACTACAGGCACATTCGGTGACGCCACGCATGTAGCGCAATTCACCACAAACGCCAAAGGCTTGACGACATTTGCCCAGAATGTAGCCATCACGTTCCCTGGCACATCGGGATTCAGCGGGACAGTTGCGCTTGCAAAACTGACGGCGGTAACAGGTTCAAACGGATCGCTGACGGTTGTTAATGGGCTGATAACGGCCTATACTCCACCAACCTGATGAAATCTGAGAGAATACACACATGAGCTTCTTGACATCCCTGTTCGGAGGAGGCGGAGGAAGCGTTCCGCCCGGTCCAAGTTCAGCCCAAACCAATACGGCCACGTCCACGCTCGGATCGACCGGAACGAGTGCCGCCAACTTCATGAACAGTTATGGCGCACAGGGATCGCAGGGACTGAACTCCGGCCTGAATAATCTCGCTCCGGTAGCCAACTGGTTTCAGACGATCATGAACGGCAATAAGCAAGCCACCCTGAACCAGATGCAACCGCAGATCGCTCAGACTGAGGGCGGATTAAACACCGCACTTCAAACCGGATCGACCCTGGCGCCGCGCGGAGGGGGAAGGAGTTCGACCCTGTTCGATCTCCCGTTTGAGGCGCAAAAAGATATCGCATCTCAGTACGCCGCTGCCCGCGCGGGCGCTCCGGCCGGTCTTCAGTCAGCCGCGACAGCACAAGGAGCGCTCGGCGCATCGGCGGCGGGAGCGGGTGCGCAGTTCGGCCAGATCGGCAATCAGGCGAACAACAACCTGCTGAACTATGGGTTGAGCCAGCAGCAGCAGAGTTACACGCAGGCACAGCAGAACGGCGGACTGTGGGGAAAACTTCTCGGGCCAGTTCTGAGCGCTGCGATTCCCGGTATCGGCGGTCTGATCTCGGGAGCAATCGGAGGTATCGGAAAGGGAGCCGCGAATAGTTCATCCGGCGGTTTCGATGGAGTGGGCGGGTCCTAAAGGAGCGATATGGGCGGATTTTTTTCAGGATTAGCAGGAGCGCTGGGGGATCATTTCCACCAGCAGCAGTTGATCGGCATTCAAAATCAGATCGAAGCAAAACGAAATCTTCTCGACAACTACCAGTCGCTTCTCAAGGACCCGCTGATGCAGGATGTTCACGACCAGATCGCGAACACCATGCTTCAGGCAGCGGCGACTGACCCGGCGAAACTGCACAAACAAATTCAGAAGCCGGGTGGACCTTTCGATCCGTCTCAGTGGGCCATGCTCGCACAACAGCGCCGCAGTGGACAAGCGCCTATCCCGGCCAGTATTGGGCAGCAAGGCCAAATTCCCGCGCCGCCTCCCGGCCAGTCGCAGACTGGACCCGCTCCCAACGGGGCAGTCATGCCCTCATGGAACGCAGCGCAGGCCGCCCCCGGCATTCCGCCTCCTCCGACCGGAATAGCCGGGGGATTAAATGCCTCTCAGTTCCCGTCGCTTAATCCTACCCAAAACCCCTCCTCGGCCCCCGCCAATAATGCGCAGGGCGGTGGCCAGAGTGCGCTCAGTGTTCCGCCGCCTCCCGGCGTTCAGCAATCTCCGCAACAGGCCGCTCCCGCCGAACAGGCCGGTAATATGCAGGCCCAGGCGCTTCAGGCGCTTCCTCCAACTCAGGGATCTCCCGCGCCGAACGGAGTCGAACTCGCCAGCCCGCAACAGGCAGCGGCTATCGCTCCGCCGCCGGCATGGGATCAGACTCACAACTCTCTCGGTGGGCTTACTCACGATGCCGCAATCAACCGCGCCATTCAGGACGCGCAGACGGAACAGCGGGCGACAAACGAAACCGCCTTGCAGTTTGCGCAGCGTAAACTCGCCGCTATCGAGCCATACCTGAAAACTGTAGATCCGCAGTTTGCCAATATCATTCGCATGGAAACGGTTCAGGGCGGCAACGGAGCTACCGGCATGACGGCGATGATAAATACCGTCTTCGGAACTCCGCAAAAAGAGCAGATCGACGCCACAGATATGGCACCCGACCAGAAGGCGTTATATGGACTGCCACCCTCCGCAACCGGCAAGTGGACCGCGCTGCGCTCGCGAACCGGGCAGATTCTTCCCGGCGCTTACCAGGGATGGGCTGGAACTACGACAACCACGAATACCGCCGGAGAGCAGGGTAAGGAAAGCACGAATACCGCGCTCGCCAATGGCGGCAAACTCACCGCTCCAGGCGGTGGACCTAGTACTGTTGTCGCTCCGCAAGCGACCACATGGGTTCTTGATCCTCAAGACCCGCATTACGAAATCGGGGTCCGCAAAGACCGCGCCGGAAATACGATTGCCGCTACCGCGCCGGATGGATCTCCGTTACGGCGTCTGAAAACCGGAACGCTGGAACACACATCGGGCAGTACAACCACAATGGATGAAGCGGGAAACCCATCGACCACGCGAAAAAGCGGAGTCGTTATTCCTCCTTCTCCCGGCGCTTCAACGACCGCACCGACCGGAACAAAGCCGACAACTCAGACAACTCCGGGCGCTGGGTCTGGCTCACTTCCCAAAGCCGTCGCCCCCTTCAACCCATCGAACCGAATCGACAACCTCGTTGCTCTCATGGCAAAGGACGAAACGGCGGCACGAGGCTTGATGGATGCCCGCGATAAGAAGCTCGTAACGGCCCGCATGGCGCAATTGGGCGTTGACCCGAACAACGTCACAGGTTCCATGCGGGACCGTGCGGCGCAAGCATCGACGGTTCTCGAACATCTGAATCAGGTCCAGGGGATTATTGACGAAGCGGACAAGGCCCGGGAACTGGGACTTGTCGCAACCCGGTGGAATGACTTTTTAACCGGGAAACTCGGGGAAGACCCGACGAAAGACCACATCTTCTCGAAACTTGCGACGAACCTGACGTTCCTGCAATCCGCAGTCGCAATGGCTCACGGCGGCGTTCGCGCCGGCGGTTCACTCCCGATGGTCGAACACTGGCAGACGGCCCTTGCTGCTAAAGATCCAGGCACTCTTCGTCAGCAACTGAATGTGGCTAAGTCATGGATGCAGGGGTATGCCCAGATGGTCCCGCAGGGCAACCATCAAATGAATCAGCCCACAGGCAGCACTCTTCTTCAGGACTTAATCAAGGACCACCTGAATAAATGAGCGTTCAGAGCCTCATCGCAGATCCGCGTTTTGCCCAACTCCCCGCCGACCAGCAGAAGCAGGCGTTAGCGGCGGTAGACGCACGCTTTGCAAATCTCAGCGATCAGGACTTTCAGACGTTCATTCACAGTGCGAAGCCATCGCCTACATCCCCTTCGGTTGCTGTTGGGCCTCCACGCCCCGGACAACAGAGAGAGTTTACCGGGTCGATCTTCGATAATCCAGACTACGCTTACTCAGCGGTTGGCGGACAGACTCCGCTCGTTAATCCGAAGACCGGAGATGCGATTGCTTCCCCTCAGTCACAGGCTTTAGTCGCCAGTATTCCCGCTACCGGATTCGAGGCAGGGGCCGCCATTTCAGCCGGTAAACTTACCCCGTTTCTTCTCAAGGCAGCGGGTGGTATTGCAGCCGGTTCGATCACCGATCACGAGGTAACGAAGTACAGCGGAAGCCCGTTTCTGGGAGGAGTCGCAGGGCTACTGGCCAGCGGAATAACTGCTTTCGGAGAAAACAAGATTGGGCAAATTCTCCGCGAGATGCCGGAAGGAAAGATCAAGAACTTCTGGGACTTCGCCCAATATCTTTCACGTCGAGGAGATCCGGCATCAAAAGCGCTTACCGAGCAAATCAAAGCGGACCCCTCCAAACTCTTCGAGGAACGTATGGGGCGTCCTCCGCAATCTCAGGAGGAATTGTTTCAGGCGAAGAAAATGGCGCAGCAGATAACCGCGCCTGTTCCAGTACAGAAACCATCCGGCGTAACCGGCGTTAAGCCGCGCACCGGATCATTCACCCCTCCCGCTGACATTCCGCCCCCGCCAACTGCTACCGCCCACTCCGAACCTGGGCCAGGGTTCAGTGGCACCGCATCATCGGTTCGTGGAAAAACAAGCACGTTCCCCAGTGGTGCGGGTAGCGCTTCGGGCCGCCCGTCGCCATATTCTCCGCCGCCTTCCACGGGTGATGTTCCGTGGGTTAACGCTCCCGACATGATCCCTGCCGATGCGCAGGTTCCAAACTTCGACAAGTTCACCGCGATTCCGAAGTCTGGACCTCTCGTGGAACCGTGGAATCGTAAGCCTCCCGCGCCGCCGTCAATGCTGGAGGTTCCAGGAACCTCTTCATTTGGGAAGGGGGCCAGAACTTCACCGGAACCAATTCCTGTCCCCGCGCCGTCCCCGGCAGAAGCGCCGGCCGCCGCAGCACCCTACGAATTCATTCGCCGCACCGATGCCCGCGATAACCCTGAAGGAACCGGAGGCGGCGTCGGCCCAGGTTTCGGAGTGTACCGCGTTCCGCTGGACAAGATCGACGCCGGTGCCGATGCAATGGCAGATCCGGCGAAAGCAGGCGACATTTTCAGGTATGCGGACATGTTCCGCGCTGGCAGCGAACCACCCGCTGCGTTTGGGCATTTGGACCCAGAAACGGGCCGTGTCAGTCTGACGAGTGGAGATCGCCGGGTTGCGGCCGCCCAACAGGCCGGAGCAACGCATCTTCCCGTGGCCATTGCTTCGGATACTCCGCCTATCGAAACGGATGCAACGCAGCCGCCTCTCGCCGGCCCCGCACGCAACACAAGTCAAAAAGGGCATCTCACCAGCACCGAAAACAAGGTGAAGAATCTCGCGGAGTACTTCCAGTCGAAAGGGATACAGTTTCCCGAACTGGATCGGCTGATTCAAGGCCAAGGCCCTGATCTTCGCCAACACCTGAATGACGCGAAATCGTTCGGCCAGCAGGTCGGGAACCCTGTTCCGAAAACCGGATACAAGGGACTCGACTATGAACCGGACTTCGAGGACAGCACGCACCAGCAACTGATTCGGGCTATCAGGTCGAAGATCGATCAGGCGAAAATGCCCGATCTCGCTCAGGCACCGGAGCCACCGCCACAATGAAACCAGTCGAAGACCGCGCATCGGGAAAGCACATCGTCACGCTAATGACCTATCTTCCCGTGGAAGATATCAAAGAAGTCTGGAAGGGAATGAACAAGGCGGATCGTACCCGTTTATTCGGTCACGGTCACGCCGAAGAACTCGACAACTTCGTGAAGAACCTGGGCGCAAAAGATACCGATCACCTGAACGAAGACGCGGAAGGATTCGGCGGGAAACTGAAGGCGCTACACGACGGCAATGGGATGGACGATCACCGCGCCGCCCGCGTTCTCCACACGGCTTCGGGCGTCAGGATGGCTCATCGTGTATCGCAGGGGCCGAAGAAGATTGGGCGTCAGGCGCACGACGAATCGATGCGGATTCTTAATGCCCGGTATCGGGAGAAGGATTAACGGCACTTACACGGCTTGCAGTTGCATCCGCCGCTGAGATGGCAAGCGCAGAATGGCGTTACGGTTCGGCTCGATTTAATTGCCATGACAATTGAGAAACTGAGCATCATGCAGATGAGAAGAGTCAGAATGCTCAGGGTGGAACCTGGCAAGGGTTCGAGAATTAAGGAATCGTCTTTCATACAAACAGGTTCTCATAATCCTTGCTTCCCGGCTCGCATCCGTAGATCGACCGGAAGAGTTTGCGGTTTCTTTCAGCCGCCCGCTGGATCATCCGCATTTCCGCTGGATCGGCTCGTTTGACCGTTTGCGATCCGTGGTGCAGGAAGGGAAGATCGATACCGATCAGTTCGACGCCCGCCCGGTGCGCCCGAACGTGATAGTCGTTGTCCTCAAAGAATGCGACCTCGAATCTCTCATCGAATCTCCCCACCCGCTTCCAGCATTCGCACTTAATCATGAAGCAGGAGAAATCAGGATGAGGCCGTCTCGTTGTTGGAGGGTTCGGGTAGTTCATCTCCTCGCGCGTGCGGACGCTGATGGCTGTCACGAACGGAGCCGGATCGGCAGACAGCCAGCGAACGCAATCCTCTCTTACCTCGGTGTCATTATTCAAAACTAAAACAGCATCGTACTTCCCCGGCGTAAACGCCAACTCCAGAACGAAGTTCCAGCATCCAGCCACGGACATTCGATCTTTGACGGCGATGACGATTGTTCCTGTCGCCCCTAACCATTGCGGGGTATTATCGCTCGAAGCGTTGTCGAACACCAGTACGTCGCAGGGAACATCCTGCTTCAGCGCGCTGGCTACACAGGCTTTGGTCAGTGTCAAATTGTTGTGGGCTAAAATGCAGATCAGAGTTTTCATGCGATGGTTCTCGTAGTGCTTGATTTCATGGGCTGCTCCGGGAAGTATTTAGCCAGCGCGTTTACGAGATCAGGCATATATCCCCGAGGCTCGGCAATTCCCCACCACACTCGATAGCCAAATCCAAATGTCAGGTACCGAAGGAAAAAGTGGAACCAGTAATGAACTGAGTACGGTATAACTTCGCATCCATATGGCCTCCATTCAAAACGTAGATACTTCATTTCACCGCCTCAACCGCCAAGACCCACCAATCCTGAGCCAGATTTGCGCCCGCCACTTTCCGCCAGTCGAATCTCTTGACTTCCCGCCAGTGCGCCGCCTTGCGCAACTTTGCGGTCAGCGTCTCAAACGTGTAACTCCAGCGATGAATGTCGGCCTCGTGACCCATAAAGGCACCGTGCAGATTGACCCCGAAAATGTAGTCGTCAATCTTGCCGTCTCGCCACGCCTCGACAAGCGCCCGCAGATCAGGCACGAAGATCAGCAGCGACCCTCCCGGCGCAAGAACCCGATGCCATTCCCGAATCAGGTCATCGGCCTTGCCGATCTCGAAATGCTCCAGTACGTGGTGCCCGACGATCAGTTCCGCGCTATTGTCGTCATACGGAAGCGCCGACATATCGCTGAGAAGGTCAGGATTCCACCGCTCCTGAGTGTCGATGTTAATCCACGGTTTATCGAACGGTCTTTGCCCCGACCCGCAGTTCAGCCTAAGCAAACTGTGACCTCCGCCATACGCCGAGCGTGTCCGCAATCACCATTGGTTCCCAGAGATTCTTCTGCCACCTGTTCGCGAGATAGATGTTGATCTGCTCCCAGACATCCGGCAGCGAGTCGCTCCCATAGTCGTGAACGCAGACGATCCCGCCGCGCTTCATGCGGCCCATCATCATCGTCGTGTCGGTCTTCACTCCTTGCGCCGTGTGGTCACCGTCTATCAGAAGGAAATCGATTCCGTATTTTCCGATATGCTCCGTCTGATCCGTTCGCATCATGTGCAGGCGAAACGGGACTCCGACCGAGTGTGCCATCACCATCCACTGACGGCAGTAATCCGGCTGCTCGGTCCACGGGTCGATGAAATCGGGAACAAACCCGCGATTCTTCGCCGCTTGCAGGATCAAACTGCTGGTGCGCCCGAGTTGACAACCGATCTCAACCACGTTAGCCGACGCGGGCAGCGTGTTCAGAAGATCCCAGAACGTGCGGCACTCCAGATCGGAGAAAGCCGCGTTGGAGGACACGTTACGAGTCAGTTCAAAGGCTTCGTCAAAAGTAATCATTCGGCCAGTATTCCCTTCGGTATCATTGCTTCTCGTTCCTTGCGTCCTACGCAGTCATGGCCGTCCAGATGGGTCAGGCCGGTGTGCCACACTACATACGGGTTAATTACTCCGATGCGGCCATTATTTTTTCCAATGCGTTCGCACACGCTGTATTCTTCCGACTGGCAGACACCCGGAGCGGTAGTGCGATCAAATGGCCCAGCGGAATTCCACGTCTCCCATCGCATCAACCAGGAAGGGCCATCGAGAACTGAATGCCAGGTTCCCCAAATGCGGCTTCCTTCGATTCCAATCCCGCTTTCAGTTAATTCACCAATAGGTTGATGGAAGGGGTGGATCTGACCTCCCCAAAGACGCGCACCGGCCTCTTCGGTATCTTCTGCGAACGTAGTCAACTTCTCCAGCCATCCCGGCGTGAACGCCACGTCCGAATCCGAAATGTAAAGCCAGTCTCCGCGACCGAACCGTTGCTCGGACCACGCCACTCCGAGGTTCTTCAGTTGCGAAAGGGTGTGACCGGAGTTCTCGACGTGCAAAAAGGAAACATCTTTGAAGTGACTGCTGAAGTTACCTACAACTGAACCAGTACGAAAATCCACCCCATCGCAAACAAGGGTAATTGTGCATGGCTCTGGAGTGTACATCCCAAGCGTTTCGAGCGCCTGCCGGGTAAGCCTGTAGCGACCCGGCCCAATGAGCATGATGATGTTCGTCATAGCCTTACCTTGATCGGCAACACGTCCCGATAATTTTCATGCAGCCAAACGTGGGGCCGCTGATGATCGGAAATCACATTCTCTCCCTGGAGCCACTTTGCTTCGGTGTAGACCCTGTTCGTTGAAGTTCCGCCGCCGTGATGCGTGCAACTCACCGGGACCGCGTAGGTTAGCTTACCAGTCCGCGCCGCTTCACAAGCAAGCCAGAGATCAAGACAGTGATGAGACAACTTGCCCACAGGCCAGCCGCCAATATCAGCAATAAAGTCTGTGCGAACCGCCATGAAGAAGGCGTCAACAACAGCAACACGTCGCACGTCACTGAGCAGATCCCCGTGAACCGCCCAATCCGTCTGATTACTTGCATACCCTCCGCGTGCCATATCCGTGATCCGGTACGGCCTCTTGTAAAGTCCCTCGCGTCCCAGTTCAGTCGCGCCGCCGAGTCCGACAACCGCGCAATCGGGATGCTCCTCAAAGACGGAAATAACTTGGTCAAGCCATTCGGCATCGTGAATAGTAACGTCGTCGTGGATGTAGACCAAAAAATCAGGAGGGTGCTGATTCGACGTAAGGTATGCGTCTCGGTAGCATTCGCAGGGGGTTCGGGAATTGTCAGAGTTGTCAATTACCGTGATGGGGAAAGTATTGGGAATGACAAGACCCGGACCCTTGCATTTTACGGTGTAGATGTCGCAGGTCATCCCAACTCCTCGATAGTCTCCATGACAGTTTTCATTTCAGCAACAGGCAACGAAGACAGATCAAAAACCTGAAAAGGTTTATCCGACATAAAGCATCGGACGATGAGCGCGTAGTATCCGCGATCCAGAAGTGTTAGCGCAATTGAATGCGCCTGAAGTTTGGAAATTTTACCGTGATCGTAAACGATCAATAGAGTTTTGGAAGCGTCCTTGACCTTTCGGTTCAGTACTGCGCGGTCGATTTCTCGAGATGCTTTCCATTCGCGATAAATACTCAACAGCCATCTCATCGCAACCCCTCCACCAGCCATCTCTTCCAAACCGCCTTCAGGTTCCCGATATGCAGATGCTTCATGCTGTCGGCCAATTCCGCCCGCCACTCATCGCCCTCGACGCGCCCCAACTCCACCAGTTCCTCAATCTTCTGCGCCCACCGATACGGCGAATGCACGGCCCGCAGAATGTTGTGGTTGGTTTCGAGCTTGAACGCATTTACCGGAATCCGCCAATCTGAGTACGCATCGGGGATCAGTTCCGCCGCCGCCGCATAGTCTTGGGTCACCACAGGGCACCCGCAGCACAGGGATTCGGCCACAGGGTAGCCGAATCCCTCCCCGCCGCTCACGAGCATCGTCACGTCGCAAGCGTTGTAGAACGCGGCCATCATCGAATCCGTGTGTGTGCCGGTAATCGTGATCCGCAGGCACTCAGGTGGCAACCCGTAATCGACTGCGAGCGCGTGCAGGTTCCAGTAAGATCCCGGCGTAAAGGCCGGCGAATCCGTGTGGACCCAAAACAGGAACTTGCTGCGATACTTCTTCGCCAGTAGTGCTGCGGTAGCGAATGCAGTCGGCCAGTCCTTGCGGGCCTGGTTGGTCATCACGCAACCGAGGACGATGCGCCCGTCAACCCCTAGCATTCCACGATCATTCTCACGAAACGGAGCGCTACACTCCTCGTACCGCCAACAAAACTTATCCCCGTCAATCGGATGCGGAATCCACTCGCACTCGATCCCCGACCGCCGTGCCACCTGTGCGCCCCAATCGGAAGCCACCAGGACACGATCATACTGCGACATCACGGCACGGGATTCATAGGGAAGCGTCAGGCCATCCGGCCCAGTTCCGTCTACCATGAAGTATCCCCACTTCTTGAACGTGCGGTTTCCGAGGAAGGCGTCAAGCTCCTGATTGCCAGTCGCCGCGAGTCCAGTGAACCACAGCAGCCGGGAGGCATCCCAAACGGTCATAATCGAGCCCAATCCGCTTCCCCGCGTGAAGTCGCGCCAAACCTTCATGATTTGGTTCTCGCCCCACTGGTCGGCTTCGGAGAACGAATACTGCGGGAACGGAAGCCGCACTGAGCCGACAGCGCCGCGGCCGAAGCTGCCGACCTTGAATTCCGGCATCGTGTTGGCGATCAGGGACAGGTCACGGGCGATGCGACCGAGGCCGCTGTGTCCGTCAACGGCGTCTCCGTAGACGAGAAGGTTATGCAATTTTTAGCACCGCCGTCTCGCAAGTTCCTTTGCACTTTTCACAAAATATATTGACCCATCCGGCAGGTTGCTCACCGTGCTCGGACCAGATCGAAATACCCATCTCTTTCGCGATGCGTGCCAACTCCAGAATGTGCTCACACGGCTCTCTCATGCAATCGGCGCTCCCTTTGCTCTCAACATAGATTTGATCTTGCTCATGGTCACACTCGTGGCCAGCTTCGCCCGCTTGTTCTTCGACTTCCCGCGCTTCCCATACAGCACCAGGCGAACGTATTCAGCGCTTACCGTGCATTTCATTGATATCTCTTTGCATACGCCGGGATGCTCCAATACCCACTGGCGCAGACGGAGATCCGCGTCCGACCACTTAGCCATTCAGATTCCTCAATTGGAATTGGCGTCCTTCGCTGATGAGGCGATAGGACGCCACCCACCGCCGGACAGGACAGGTAATCAGCCGATCCTCCCTTTGGACTCCGTGAGAGATTTTATGAGCGCCTTGGCCATTTCGGGATTGATCGGCACCCAACGTTCGTCGTGCTTCTTCGCTTCTTGTGGGGTGCAGGACGCCTGATGATTACCGGAATGCTTTCCCGGTTTCTTTACCGAAGCCTGAAGTTTGAATTTTGGCATTATAATACACTAACCAAGTCACTGTCCATTACTTTTCGTGTTACGATAATTGCGTGCTATGCGATTCATTCTTTTCCAGTTGCTCACCGAAGCACATATCGCGAGGATGATAATGGCGACCACCACAGTTGCGGCAGACCAATCCTCAACGGAATTAGGCCAGAACGCAATACAGGCCGGAATTCGGAATTCCCTCTGCCCGTAGGGGATTTGAATCGGTCCTGAAAGTAGAAATCCAAACCGAAGAATGATCACTTGATTCACAACAGAATAATACAACACGACGCGGTTGCGAATCAACACTTACTGACGATATTTTGTTTGCCCGCTTCGCATAATCGCCTCAAAGCGCTCATTCCATGCTTCGTGAATCTCCGCAGCGGTCATATCTGTATGCGCCCACTCAACCGGACCCTCGCCAGTCGTGTCGGCAATTACGGGTTCATCGGTGCTCTCGAAGTCCACGTCCCATCCCTGCTCTGCCCACATCGCAAGGCAGTGAGCCCGCACGCGGTCATCGTGGCGGCGCGAGGATACCGAAGCAGCCCAGTGCTTGCCGGGGAGGATAACGACATCGCAGTATTCTTCCTGAAGCGCTGGCGACCGCACCAATTGCGAATGCGCCGCGTGTTTAATCAGGTGCCTGCTGCACTTTGCCCAAAGCTGCTGATTCGTCCGATCCGTAGCTTGCCAGCCCACCGCCTGAGTCGGCTTCACGTTCAGGTCTGCGAAATACTGCCAACGCCACAGGTTCCCATACCCGAGGTCCATGATCTGCCGCGTAAAACTCGGGCCGGGGCCGGGAAACCCTTCGTGGATAATCAGGCTCTGGTGGTCCGTATCTTCGTCGCCCTGACCATACACGCGACCGATGATATTCGCGACATACGCAAGCTCAAACGGGTCGATGGGCGCGGCAAATTCCGCAACCTGAGCGGCCGGCTTTGCGCCTTTTCCGCGACGAAGCACCACGATAGCGCCGTTATCGGTTGTCAAGTCCTCTTCCGTGCGGCTCCAGCGATTCCATCCCGTGCGCCCAAAAGTGGGATCAACTCCGAGGATGTAGCGCTCTCGGTTATCCGGCGCTTCCCACATCCAGAGAATCCCGCGCGGATCTCTTCGGGCCTCTTCGAGATCGCAATCTTCCGACTTTCTGATTGAGCCGCGCTGGCCGATGGCAATGGTGGGCGGGAAAGCGGTCACCACCGGCTGTCATCCCCGTACTTCAGCGGGACCACAAACGAATTCCCAAGCGGGATCGTAAATGTAGTGATGTCGTTTGGATTTCTAAGGTCGATGATTCGATATCCGCCAACCTCCTTGACGCAGATCATCCCGGCGACCATATAAGGCGAATCGATAATCTCAATACCGTTGCGTAGAGTCATATCTTCACCTGTTCCTTGTACGTCAAATCGTAGGGCATTCCCCACATCGAAGCGCTGTGCCGCATCCCCTCAAGCACTTCATACGGGAGCGCTCCAGCCAGAGAACTTTGAAAGCTCTCCTCTGGGGTGGCACAATAATTAGTCAAAAATTGATTCAGCTTATTCATCCCCTGATACATGGCGTGCTCCGACTCCCACCAGTACATCTGCGGACGTGTCAGCCGGTAAGTCAATCCCGCGTTGAACTCCGGGGAAGTGTTTTCAACCATCTCGGCGTGCTTCTGCGTAATAGCATCCGGGGTCCATGTCGTCGGCGCAGGACGGCGGTACTTCGTCGGCTCCAGATACCACGGGATAAAGCAGTACACCCAATGTTCATAGCCCCTTCTCTTGTTGCGGATGTTTTCAGTCAGGATCATCCAGTCTTCGCCGGGGCCGACGCGCCCGTTAGCCGTGGACTCCCATCCGCCAAGCACATACGGCGACTTCGGGACACCGGGCATCAACTCGAACATGAGTCTGAGCAGGTTGTCCCACAAACCGCATTCGGTGATCTGGTGAACATCCCACTGAGCGCCCGTTCCGATTCCAGAACGCTGCTCGGAATCGGTATAGATCATCTTCGATCCAAGCCCGTCGAACTGAACCTGTTCGCCTTTCACGTCATACAGGATCTTTGGTTTCATCCAGAACGGGAGGTTATTCAGGATGATCTGATCGCGGTTGTAAATTTCCAGTTTCGAGGAATCGTTCGGCATCGCCAGCGTTGCCCCGAGAGCGCGAGTATTTTTGTAGAAGACCATTCGGTGCATTTTTAACTGGCACCAGAAGGCCGTCATTCCCTGCTGGCGGGCCTTGTGCAGTGCGGCGAGAATCCCGTCGCAGAACTTGTCTTCCTCGTACTGCTTCCACATCTCGATCTCGCGAACGGCCAGCAGTTTCAAGGCGCGTTCCTGAGTTGCCCAGAGCTTCGGCGGGGCCATTCCGCCGCCTACGTTTGCGTCTAATTGGATCGTCGCAAAACGTTCCGCGAAATATCTGAAGTCGTACCGACACAGCGCCATCTCAGACTGAACGAACTCCGCTTCCTGCTCTGTCAGGTCACGGGTAAACTTTCCTTCTTTGGCATCCCATGCTGATTCCAGGTCCCTCGTGCGCTGGATTGAAACGGCAGAAGACAGTCGCGTGATCTTGAAAGGTGCTTTCGCCGCGATGCGGGCGATATTGCGCTCGATGATTTCTTCAGAGTACAGTTACCTTCCTCCAAATATCGAACCGAAGTCTACCTGAAAGTCGTCCTCTTCGACAACCGGCTTGCCAGTTTCCCGGTTGATCGGAGGTTCCTTCACAGCCCAACTGACCTCCGTGTAATCGTCCTTGCCGGGTTTCGCGGCGACCTTTTCATCCGTCAGCATCTCGTTGTGCTCAAGGCGCAGGCGCATTACCTGAATCCGCGTCAACGTGTGCAGGTCCGTGGCAATGCGGTCAAGGCTGTGGCTGATGGGCCGAAGGCCGCGCAAGAGGACTTTCAGGATGCGAAGGAGGTTCATTTCATCCCGCGCTCTCGACCCGCCGCGCTCCACTTGCCCATCTTTTTCGCGCCGTACTTCGCGCGCCCCGCTGCTGCCGCGATTCCCTTCGCCGCTTCGGGCGACTTGCCTTTGGATTCAAGGCCGCTGACCATCTTTGCAAAGCGGCCACCACCACCGGGCCTCATCGACTTGCCATCAAACGTCTTCGCCATCACCTTAAACCTCCTCAGTTTCAGCTTCAATTATAGAGGAATCTTCCGGCGCTTCAAGTTGCTCCATTCCCCTAACCAACGATTCCACGCTAAACACGCCATGCCCATAGTGAACTGACCGCGCATCAACGACAGGCCCTTTCTTCCCGGCGATCCCGGCGACTTCCAGAACGAGTTTGCGGGCCTCTCCATCACCTGATTGGGTGATCTCTTTCGCGCCCTTACATTCGGGACAGATACGGAATCCGTCATCGCCTGAAATCTCCCCAAGTCCATCGCAGCGCGGGCAGTAAACCTTTCGGTTCTGCGCGTCGTCGGCGGCGTGAGCGATGATCTGGGGAGATCGGTCCATCGCGATTCGGACGGCTGACGCGGTACGGTAGCGCCCGTAGGTTTCCATCAAATCCTGAAGCGTAATCCCGCAGTCTCGCAGTCCACCTGCCACAGAACGGATCTTCTTGTTCGGGTTAGCCTCACGGTACTTCGCGTCGGCATTCAGCGTGGCAAACGCCCGCTTGTACTTCGTCCCCTGTGTTGTCGCCAACGCCTGAATGAGTTCGTCAAATGGAATGCCTTCAAGGAAGTGGTTAAAGGGGCGGTCCATGTGTACGGGCGGAACATTCTTCGGGGCATTCTTGTCCATGTTGTTCGCAAGCGGAACCCTCGCCATGTAGTTTTTCATCGTCCGCATAATCGGCTCCATCGGCTCGATGTGCTCTCCGGTGTCCTTCAGGTGCAGTTTCTTTAGACGCTCAACTTCTGCGGTGTCGCCCCGGTCATGTGCCGCGTCCAGGTCCTTGCGGTTACGGACGCGGAACTTCGTGATAGTCAGCCCATCGTAGGGCACGCGGCGCTTAGGCATTTCCCTCCCGGTAAAGTCTAACGGCGTACATCAATTCCGCCGACAGATGGCGTGGAAACGGATCTCTATCGTCGGCCACCCTCAAAGCCGCCTGCAATACTTGCTGCGCAGCAAGCCGACGATTATCTGTTAACTTGTCAAAATCGCCGCCGTACTCGACAAAATGAATGTGCGACAGGATGGAGTCATCTGGTTGCATTGGGACGTGTGGACAAACACGCCATATTTCATTTCGAGTGGTGACAGTCGGGACCGTCTCAACCTCCATCCACCGTCGCATAAAGGGGAAAACGATTAAGAAGTACAAGGTAAGCCAAGCTGACAATGACTTAGGAACCTTCCCTGTCGTTTTCGTGTCGCTTGAAACTTCATCTTTCTTCGCCGCCAACATTACCGAGACTGCCTCAAGCAATCCTTCGTGCATCTGTTCCCGATGTTTAAAATAGCGAAGATTTTTAGGCGGGATGTGAACGCTAGCCGCCCATTGCTTCAGGTCGAAACGGTATGTTCGTGCTGTCTGTGAATATCCAAAGTCCTTAATCATGCACACGCCTTTACCTTGATGTGATCTCCCGCCGTCTTGCCCATCTTCAGGTTCTGCACCTGGTTCAGATACCGTTCGGTGGTGACGATGCTCGAATGCCCGAGGGCCTGTTTGATCATCTGAATTTCCGCCCCGCCAGACTGTGCCATACCAGCGAACGATCGTCGCAAATCATGGCACCGCAACTTCTGAAGCTCAGCGCCGGCGCGGTCACAAATCTTCTGAATAATAGTCACGAGTCCGAACGGGGTAAGGTGCTTATTAGCGCCGATCTGGCCGATTCGAGCGTTCGACGGAAAAACAGGAGCGTTCGGGTCCGCTTCGTCGCCGCGATACGCTTCGATCATCTGTGTGGCCCATTCAGGAACGCCGAGACTTCGGATGCGGCCACCTTTACCGATGATGTCGGCAAGCACCATGCGCCCCGACGCCTCCCGATACTGGCCCCATTTCAGGGCGCATACTTCCGACCGGCGCAAACCGCAGCCGCACATGATCGCGATTATTGCCCGCTCCCGGTTGTCGATGCAGGATTCCAGAAGTTTCTCGACTCCGGTTTCGTCCGTCCACTGGCCGAGCCGCTGCCCAAGAACCTTTTCAGATTTGATGTCGTCAATCGCGTGGTAGCAGTCGCCGTCCATCAGCCCGCGAATCCACGCCTCACGCGCCAGTAACTTGAGCGCTGCAAGCGCAACATTGATCGTTACTGCGCCAGTCCCATACTGCTTTCGTTTTGCCAGCCATGCGCTGATTCCCTCGCGGGTGACAGGAATCTTCATTCGCAGGTATTCGGAGATGTAGGTGGCATACGCCCGCTGAGTGTTCGGCGCAAGCCGAGCGACACAAGCCGTTGCAAGTTCTTGAATCGAAACGTCAATCGGTACTAATTCGGTGCTCACAAGAAAATCTTACCACGAATTACCCTGTTGTGATAAGATATTTTTGTGGCATACGAAAAGCGCAACGACGGCTTCCTGTACGCGCTCCTGAACTACGAAGATTTCGATGATGCTCCTCGTCATCCTCGTGTCATCCAACTTATTCGAGAAGGCCACCACATTCGGCGCTCGATTGAGGAAGCCGACAAGCGCCTGAAGGAAATCAAGGCGGAACTGAGCCAGATTCAGATTTCGAACCATCTCCCTGGTTTTCGGTACGGTAAACTCTGTTTCATCGCCACCGAGAAGTCCGGGAAACTTACCGTCAACAAAGACAAACTCATGGAGCACGGCGTTAAGGGCGAAGTAATCGCGGCCAGTATGGAGCGCGGGAAACCGTATGTGCAGTGCGAATTTGAAGTGATAGGAGAAGCGAAATGAAGCCATCAATAGCGGGCGGGATTGCCGAAGCATTGAAGTCCCGAACAGCAGCAGATGAGGAGGTTCTGGCAGTGCTGACCGACAAGAAGATTGCCGAAGCGGTCTGTCGTCCCGAACCGGCCACCGACGAACTTCTGATCGAACTCACCGGGCCGACCGGACAGGCATCTGTAACCTTGCGCCCATTCGAGGTTTCCCGCCTCCGTGGTCGCTACGGGAGAGGTCCGAAGTTCGAGGAATGGGTCATCGCCCGAATGCGCGACATGATGATTTCGTTTGGAGGCGGATAGTGGCTCGGCGCGAAACTCATCACTTCTGGGTATGCAATCGAGGCACGCGCAACACCGCTGAAGTGCGCCGGTGTGGTTGTTGCGATCAACTCCACCACGAGCGATACGCCGTGGTGCGATCATCAGAACGTACCGTGATCGATGTAGGGCGCGACGGCTCCATCTCGGTTCCGGGACGCAACGACCATCCGCTACATCCGAAGCAGATTGCAGCGGGTATCCAGCGAGTAGAAGTCGAATCGGCAATTGCCGGTCGCCACTCCCTGAAGCATCTCGAATCGCTCGGCCTCGTTCATGAAGCGACGAACTGGAATTCAGAAGGTGCGAACATGCCGCTGATCCACGAGGACATCCTTGATGTCAAACCGAAGCACTGGGAGCAAATCTTAAACGAACCCGACGCCTTTTGAAACAAGGTATCCTTGTTAACAAATGGCCGAACTCGAACAGCCTGAACTGATCTCGTCTCCGTTTAACCGAAATCCCTACGGAGATACGAAGATCCCCATTGACTCCCTTCCCGGCTCGAACGCCTACCGGACGCTCGGATGGTGTAACGAAATCGAGCAGGAATCGGGCACGTTCATCGGCTCCCAGAAGGGCTACGACCGTATTGAGCCGGCCATCGAATCCATTATCGGCGTGATGTCGCCGATCATCCAGACCAGATCGCCGCTCAGTCAGACTAAGACAAACCGAGTCGCGGATGTTGCTGAACAACTCGCCGCGATCCTGACCGACACGAAGCCGTTTTGGGATTACGAGACGGCAAACAAAAGATGGGAGCAACATGCCGCAATCTACGGAAAACTCAGTACCTGGTGGTATACCCAAAGAAACATTGACCAGAGGATGGCTGCTATTATCAAATACGCCTTGGTCGCCGGAAGCGGTTATGGCCATTTGGTCTGGAACCCCGACATTGAAGACCTCGAACTCATTCCCGAGGACCCCCGTAATGTCCTTCCCGTCCGACCGCGCGATTATGACTCAATACAATCCTGCCTCGGTGTCATCGTCAAGCACTGGTATCCCGTCAACTACTTCAAAGACCGATTCGGACTCACCGTTACCGCAGAGTCCGACGCTGCCCCGGAGCAAGTAGCGAACGACTCCGGCTTTATCGGCGGCATCGCCTCATGGCTGGGGCAAGGCAACACGAACAAGGCGAAGCCGCCGCGCTTCCCTGTTTCGTGCCTGAAGATTCTCTATCTTGATGACCGCCGCTTAAACCCGACGCAATCCGATGTCGGCCTGGGCGAATTCGAGAAGGGAACCCGCAAACCGCTCAATAACTGGAGTTACATCGTCAACCCGAATCAACCGCTCTACCCGAATAAGCGCATGATCGCATGGGTAGGGAAGCAGATGATTTATGACGGGCCTTCCCAGTATTGGCACGCCATGTTCCCGGTGCTGAAATTCACCATCAGTCCGTGGCCGTGGAGTTATCTCGGCAAAGCGCCGATCTGGGATCTGCTGCCTCTTCAGGATTCGCTGAACTCAGTTCTCCGCGTCATTGACGATCACGTTGCGCAGGTCGCAAATCCCGGATCTATCCTCGACAAGAACAGCGTTTCGCGCGCAACGTTCGACCAGTTCGATACTCGCCGCCCCGGCTGGAAAGCGTTCCAGAACCCGCTTGCCGGGAAGGGCATCCAGATCGTCAACCCGCCGCCGATGGACGCAATGGTTCCGGCGCACCGCGACTGGATTCAGAAAGAGATGCGTGAGATATCCGGCGTAAACGATCTGAACCAGATGCTGCACCTGAACCAGATGCCGGAGAACTCTACGGTGGACGCGATCCTGAACGGCATGACACCGATCAATCGCTATCGATCCCGCGTGATCGAGTGCTTCATTCGCGAGTTTGCAACAATGCTGGCCTACGATTTCAGCCAGTACTATACCCTGAACATCCGAACTACAATCGCTGGCTCCGGGGCGGTAACGCAGGAAGACTTCGATTACGATCCAGAGTCGCTTATCCCGGCGTACACACATACGTCCGATCTCGATGCACACGGCTCGCCGCTGGCTGAAGCGTTGGCGCGGGGGCCGCTCCCGAGGTACGCTCGTGCTCAGGAATTCCTCCGCCGATTCACCTTCAAGATCGCTCCGGGAAGTTTCCTGAATGCCGCTCAAATCGAAGACAAGATGATGGCGTTCCAGTTATTCCGTGCGGGCGTGCTCGACGTGTTCACCCTTTGGGAGAAGATGGGTATTCCGAACATTGGTGTGCTGCCGGATAACGTGAAAACGATCCCCGAACGCCTTGCGTATCAGGCGCAAATCGGAATCGTTCCGACAGTCAGCGCCGCCGGAGCGAAGGCATCAGGACAGCAGGCTCCGCGTCAGGTAATTAAAGAGAGTTGACACCCGCAACTTGTTAAGTTGTATACTCTCTTCAGATGTCACTCAGCGAATCTTTGGCCGATACCGTCCGCGATAAGGGACGCAGTTCCGTTTCTATCGTGCCGTCGAAACCGGCTTCGATTGCCGCGACGAGTGGTTCGCCGGCAATTTCAACGATGGTGCCTGGACTCAGTTCGGGCGGAACAGGACTCGGAATGGCAAAGAAATCGATGGGCAAGGGAATGGGCGCGAAAAACGGCGTCGGCTTCCCGAAGAAGGCTTCGATGGGTACTGGGAAGTCCGGTATCAAGGGGCCTACCGGAATGGGCAAGGATATTCGCGGGAGCATGAAGTAATCTCATGTCTCCGATGCCGCCGCCATCGCAAGGCGCTAACCAGATGCCCCCGATTGGGCCGGTGACGCCGATGCCGGGTGGTCAGGCTGGACCGGGAGGGTTCGATCCGTCGCAGCTTCCCGGTGTAATGCAGGCGATGCAGGATTTGCAGGGAGCCGCGCAAAAGCTGGCTTCGGGATTACCGCCGCTGTCTCCGTTCATCGCTCAGTTTTTGAGCCAACTCGGGCAGGCGGTTCCGAACGTGATTATGGCCGCTGGCGGTGGCCCCGGCGCTCCTCCTCCCGGAAGCGCTCCCGGTTCTCCCGGTGGAGCGCCCGGTGCGGGTGGCGCTGGCGGTGGACCGCAAGGTATGGGCGTGGGTGCTCCGCCGATGCCGCCGGGGTAAAGGGTTTTGGTTCGGCCTAGTTCAAATGATTGAGAACAACCGCGTAATCGATGGGAGATAGTGGATTCCAGTCCATACCCGGACCAAACGATTTTTGAACGAGTAGGCTCCGAGGAGGGGCTGGCACTCAATGACGAACGACAAGGCAGTTGATCTCTTCAAAGCGATGGCGAAGGGGGCAGGGTTGACTGATGAACAGGTCAACGTGGCGCTTTCTCAGCCGCAGTGGAAGGAGATCGAGAATCGCGACAATCGCCATTCCGAATATAGCTCGGCACTGGACAAGGTGCGCAACCTTGAACCGCAAGCGGCTACGGCTAAGAGATGGCAAGATTGGTGGGAAGGGAAAGGGGAATATGCGGGTCAAGGCGCCGGGTCCAAAACTTACAAGGCTTACATAGATCAGCAGACTGCCCTTGCCAGGTATCAGGAACGCTTCGGCGCTCTCGATGCCGATTCCTCCAGGACTGAAGTTCGGGATGCCGCAGCGGCGACTGGTATGACTATGCAGCAGGTTCAGGCCATGCTGGACGAACAAGGGAAGCGATTCTCGGCTATGAGCACGGAGCAGATGGCGATTCTTGCCGACGCTCAGACTCGCGGCCTCAAGCTGACCGTTGAAGATGTAACGGCGATGAACAGAATCATGGCCGAAAAGGGCGTGACCTACGCGGGAGCCTACGAGCAGCATGTCGGCCCGCGAGTTCGCGAAATGGAACAGCAGAAACTGACGAAGGAAAAAGAAGACTACGCCGCCGAAAAGGTCCGTGACGCGCTCACTCGCGCCGGGGTCCATGCCGTGCAGGGTAATCAGGAAGTTCCTCCCAGTTTCTACGACCGGCCAAAGACCGGAGTGGCAGAGAAGTCGATGAGTGATCAGGAACTTCTGGCAATGTGGAACGATAGCGCCCCCGGCGCAAAGTCTCGCGCGGCGTAACACCATAACGGATTCATTCATCCGTTACGTCGCCAACCTGACCGTTTCGCACTCCAGACTTCTGGCGTTCGCTTTCATCTGATTTTTCCGTCAACCGGGCGCATGGCCTCCAGCGCGGGAGCGCCCTTACTATGCCTGACGGCTTAGATCAGATTAATGTATTCACTCGCCGTCTGATCTCCACAGAACCGGAGATTTACGACAACCTTTTCAACCACGACGGCCTGACGTACATGCTTCGGAATTCCTTCAAAAAGGAATTCGCCGGCGGTTCGTCCATCAACGAAAACTTCCTGTATGACGTGCTCCCTGGCGGCTTCTACCAGAAGGGCAAGAAGTTCAACGTCATCCAGAAGCAGACGGAACAGCAACTCCGCTTCGACATGAAATACGTCGAAGTCGCGGTAACGCTGTACGCCGAAGACATTCAGGTTCTCAACCGTGGACCGCTCGCGGTCACGAAACTCATCAAGGCGCGTGTGGCTGAAGGCATGATGGCCATCGGCGCGTTCCTGAGCATCATGAGTTACCTGAACGGTCAGGCATCCTATGCGGCCAACGTCAACGGCTTCGACGAAGCGCTGAGCGATGGAACCACGGTAGGTCCATTCGGGAACACGTATGTTTACTACGGCCAGAACACTCGCAACGGCGTTGTGGGATCTTCCCTGAACTCGACTCCGTACAATATCGGTAGCGGCTCAACTCCCGGAACCATCGAGTACGATGTCCTGAACTCGCAGTACTTCAACTGCTATCAGGGCACCGGAGAATGGGAGCCTAACACGCTGATGACCACGCCGAAAGGCTACGGCATCATCCAGAATCGCTTCCAGACGCAGCAGCGCTTCCAGAACGTCAAATTGGACGCAGGCTTCACTGGTATGCAATTCAACGGCTCCGTGGTCATGGCTTCGCGCTACGTCCCCGGCTCCGATATCGCAACCGCCGGAACCCGCGCCAACAAGGTCGCCGTTCAGGTGCTGACCGAAACTCTCGGCCAGGGACCGAATGCGGCGCTTCAGCCGTACCCGACACTTCAGGTTCCGTCCTCGGAGTCCATACTGATCCTCAATGCCCGCAAGGAGAAGTTGAACCTCTACATCTCCAGCGACGGCGTTTATCAGGGCGGATTCCGCGAATTCATTCCCGAAGCAAACTCGACCGTTCTTACCGGCTTGTGCCTGATGGGTGTCAACCTCACGGTTCCGACTCCCTACCTGCACCAGTGGGTCTACGGGTTCAACGCCTAAGAATACGGGAGAAAAGGAGAAACTATCATGGCACAAACAACCAATGTTGGATTCAGCATCAACCCGTATATCTACGGCGCAAACGCGGACGCCACGAACGTCGCGACTCTCTACGCACCCGCCGAACTCGGAGCGCAGTTTTACAACTCCGGCAACAAGTACCAGCGCGTGCAGGTCGATTCGGGCGCAACTTCGGCCACCCCAACCGGCGCTGTGCTCGCAACGCAACTGGCCTACTGGTTAGACAAGAGCAAGAAGATCGTAACCAACGATTCTCGCTTTGCTCTCGCTGGTTCGCCGAACGTGGCTGGCTCCACTGGTGTCGCCCAGCGCAATGCGGTGGCCGGGATCTTCCGTGTTGCTGCGACGGCCGGCTATTACGTCGATGTGCTCCAAAAGGGCAACGGCGTTCTGGTCAACTCCGACAACAGCGGCACCGTGGGTCAGATCGCCATCCCGGCGAGTTCGACCACGGTTCCCAGCGTCACGGCTTCGGCCATCGGCACGGCGCCTCCCTATCCCCCGGTTGGCATCATTCGAGCGGTTCCCACGGGTAGCAGCCCGTACACCGTTACGGTCGATGTCGATATTGCGAGCGTGGACTAATGGCGGCACTTACACTCACCGGGCCGTATTCGGCCCCTTCCATCATCAAGAGCGTGGTGGGAGATCAGCAAAAGGTTACGGCGAACATCGCGGGGCCTACCGGATCAACCTGGAGCCTCAACTTCGCCAGCCTGATTAAGGTGGACCTTGGGCCGGGAAGTCTTGTGACCTCCGTATCGGTCGCCGGAACTCAGCCGCTTGTCATCACCTTTAACTCATCCAATACTATGAACGAGGTCGTCTCGGTCTGGTGTCGGTAGCGGTGAATGGCAAACGAATTCAGTTCTGTCTGGAACAACGTCCTGTTGCGTGCGCCGGTTGATCCGGCGCAGGCGCAGGCGTTTGTGAAGGATGCGTTTCAGGAGTTCGCCGAACGCCGGGAGTGGTCGTGGCTGATTCGTAATTCAACTTTCGCCCCGCCAAACCTCATTAACACGGGGACGGCGACGGCGACCCCAAATACGGCAAACGTCACCGGCAGCGGAACGAACTGGAACCAGACACTCATCGGTCGCCAGTTCCGCTTCGGGATTTACACGCCGATCTACACGATTTCAGCGGTGAATTCGGCAACATCCCTGGTCCTCGATCAGCCGTGGATCGGCCAGCAACAGATTACACAGTCGTACCTGATTTACCAGGCATATTATCCGACGCCTGCCGACTTCCGCGAATGGTTGACGCTGAAGGATGTCCAGAACAACTTCAAACTCCACACGAACATCATGCAGCCACAACTGGATTTTTGGGACCCGCAACGGTCGCAGAACCAGACGCCGCGATGCGTGAGCTTTATCGACTACGGGGGCGGGCTAAACGGATCGCAGGGCAATGTGGGCGCGATTCTTCAGGTTTCCGGCAGCGGCCCCGCTCCGACCGCGACGACGACATTCGGGTACTCGTACCCTGGCAGCGCGACATATGTGGTCACAATCTCGACGGGAGGAAATCCGGGGGACGGGTCGCTGGCGTTCACCTGGTTCCGCATCAGCAACGGCGTGGGGACGGCAGTTTCTCCCCCGCAACTGGTAGGCGACAATAACCCGATAAATCTGTCTGACGGCGTGCAGGTGTATTTCCCGACCGCACTAACGGCCTATGTGGTCGGCAACGTCTTTGTGTCGAACTGTGCTCAGGACTATACGCAGTCTCAAGTTTCGCCGCGCTATGAGATGTGGCCCCACCCGATGACGCAGCTTTACTATTATCCGTTTCTGTACGTGGCAAAGATTCCGCCGTTTGACGAGAATAATCCGCAGTTGCCGCCGTTCGTGCGCCGGGATGTGATCCTCGAAAAAGCGTTGGAGAAGTGCGCGATGTATCCGGGGGTCAGTGCTGACGCGCCAAACCCGTATTTCTCGCTGGCGCTGGCCGCTCGACACTCCGCGCAGTACGAGCGCTACGCGATGGACCTGGAGTTGAAGGACGATTCGACGGCGATCCGCGATATGGTCTACCAGGATCAGACGCCCTGGGCACCGATGCCCTTCATGGACGGCTCATGGCTTCGCGATCACGCGATTCCGACAGGGAGTTGGTAAATGTTTGAATACAAAGTGGTAGTTCTGGACAAGTTGAACGAAGATGCCCTGAACGCGCTCGGCGCGGAAGGATGGGAACTCCTGTTCTACGTGCGGGAAGTCGGGTATGCCGCCCGCTGGTACTTCAAGCGGGTTAAGATAGATGCAAAGGAGCCAACATGGCCAACGGAAAAGCAGACGACGGAACCGGCAGCAGCGTAGCGGGGATCTTCCAGACTCCGTTCAATAACACGGTGACTGGCAGCAAGCCCATTCAGAGCGACGGGATGCCGAAAGTGTTCGACTACGGCAACGCGACGGCGGGGTTTGCGGACCCCGGAAAAGCTAACTTCAACGGCGGCGGAATGCTCAGCGGGCCGGCGGAATCTGGCCTCGGCGAAGACATTCGCAAGTAACAAATGTGGGAACTTTACAGCATCACTCGCGCGGGCCGATACATCCTATACGTTTGGGAAATCGGCCCCGATGCGATGCGAATAGAGACGTGTTTGAATTGAGATGCCATATTCGCAATACACAATGGCGTCCCTTGTCGCGCAGGTTGCCGCGCTGAATGATGACCCGAATTTCATCCAGTGGAACTACATTGAAATCAGATACGCCGTCATCGAAGCTCTCAGGTATTGGGGGTGTCTCACTTCTTACTGGCGAGCCAAAGGAGAATTCTCGCTTAGTCCCACGGTTCCCTGGTACGATCTATCTGTTCAACTCCCGGCGCTTCGTCCTCGAGCAGTTACATTCAACGATATCGTCACCGAAATCGACTTCCACTGCTTTGAGTTGCCTGGTGGGGTCGCTGGAACTGGACTATCTTCTCAGTTCAACATCACCCAAATCATCAACGCCGTAATCCGTGGGCGCAACCGCCTCGTGATGGATGCGGCGCTTCCCTTGAATGTATCCGCTCCGCAGCCTGTCACGGCCGCCCCTGACGCTGTTATCACGGTCGATGAGAGTTACGTTTACCTGCGTCATGGGTACTGGCAGGATCAGGTTTCCAGCGCATGGACGGTGCTTCGTCCGACCGATGCCTGGGCGCAGGATAGTTATAATCCGCAGTGGACTCTCGAACCGGGGGTGCCATTCGCTTTCTCGCAAAGCGTGACGCAGCCGACGCAGGTTCAGTTATTCCCGCCGCCGCTCAATGACGGCGCTATTGAGTGGGTAACGGCCTTGAGCGACAACTACACGCAGCCGGTCACGCCCACAACGCTTCTGGGCGTCCCTGACGAGTTCTCGCACGCCATCAAGTACGCGGCGCTTTCCGACCTGTTCACGATGGACGGAGAATCTTTTGATCCCTACCGCGCCGACTACTGCGACCGACGCTATCAGCAGACCGTAGCAGTTGCCAAAGACCATAAATCGGCAGCGCGCGTTCAAATCAACAATGTCCCTATCGGATTGAGCACGATTACTCAACTGAACGCTGCTTTCCCGTATTGGCGCATGACGAGCGGAAAACCGTACAACTCAGGGTGCGATCTCGACTTGCTCTGCTTCTCGAAAGTTCCCGATAGCGGATATGGTTGCACGGTTGACGTTCTAGCGAGCGCCCCGATTCCGGCATCAGATGACGAGTTTATCCAGATTGGGCGTGAGATGATTCCGACGATTATCGATTACGCGCAGCACTACCTCGGATTCAAGCTCGCCGGCGTAGAGTTCTTCTCAAACATGAGCCTGTACGATAATTTCATGTCCAGCGCGAAGGACCGAAACGCGATCCAATCGAAGCAGATCAAGTTTATGGGTCCGCTGTACGGAATGCCGGGGCGCGAGAATGACGCACAGATGGGCGCGAGTACGATGAACGTCAAGCCGGAGGATGCCGCCGCCGCAAGCTCGACGGCTAACCGCTATGCCTGATATCGACTGGCAGTTTCACGAAGGTCGCGACCGAGAGGGAGAAAGGTACAATCATGCCGTTTTGTTCCACGCAAGCGGAAGGATTATTGCCAAGGTATACCAGCCGACAGATCCAATAGAATACCAGTACGAGGTAGCGTTTTTTGTCAAAACAAATCTCGACGAAAAAGACAAAGAATTTAGATTTATAAGTCTGGAGTCAGCGCAGCGGTTCGCTGAGAAAGTTACATCCGACTATGCCTGAACTCAATCGCAAGCCATCGAAGTTCAACTGCATGGGCGTCGATTTGGCGCATCCTGTGGACATGATGCCGGACGGATACTATCCTTTCGTCCGAAATTGCCGCAGTGTTGTTGCGGGAACGGTTGAGGTTCGTCCTGGTTATGTGGCAGTCGGAGCGCAGATCAATAGCGGTGCTCCGCTTCACACGATTCGACGGGTCAATAATCTGATCCCCGGAGGCACGCCAAATCAGTTATTTCTCGGGACCGGAACTGCGCTTTACGCTGGCGCTTACAACGGCCCATTCTCTTCCATAGCAACAGGTTTCAGCGGCAATCCGCTATCTTCGGTAGTTTTCCGTCCCGATCAGTCGCCTGAATCGTGGATCTACATCGCGGACCAAAATAAGATGGTCAAGGCGAATTGCGAACAGACGGTGAGGAATGTTGGGATTGCTCCGCCGGCCGTAGCACCGACCCCGGATATTGCGTCTATTGGGGGCCTCAACGGTGTCACGAATAACGGCATCGTGGACGATGGCAACTCCAATACTGGCTGGGGTGGAACAGGTACAGCCTCGGCTCCTGCCGTGAACACCAGAGTTCCCGCCTCGACCATCGTTTCAGACATCCTGTACGATACCGGGTCGAACGGCTGGTGCTCTATGAGTCCGCAGAACTCGATTGGCTCCTACGAGTTCCTTCAGTCAGGATGCCGGTTGATAATCACAGGTTCCGGTGGCGCTGAAACAGTAACGGTGCAGGAGGTTCACGGGGAAATTCCTCAGACCACTATCGCGGCGATCATCTACGATTCCGGTAGCAGTGGACTGTGCTCCATATCGCTCGGGATTCAAACCCCTACGCTTGCGCGTAACTCCCTGATCCTGCTTTCCTCCACTTCGATTGTGAGAGTCCTCAGTGTCACGGTCGGACCTGACGGACTGTATTCTTTCCGCTGCAATGACCCCCATACTCACGTCGCCGGGGACGCGGTGCGCAGCATCGTTACCTTCCGGGTATACACGACGATTTCGATTCCTTCGAGTGGCGTCGGCGTTCCGACATCATCAACCACGATCACCGGGAATGCGCTTGAAACCCAGGTTACGGCAGGCGTCGGATATGCCACGAAAACCGTTGCACTCGATCTTAGTCAGTTTGCATTTGTAAATGGTGCAAATCGACCCCTTCAGCCTGACGATTACATGCACATCAGTTTGCGATTCGATGTGCCCAGCAACATTTCTTCTGGCCGCATCCTGCTCGACGTTGACCCCGTTACGAACGACTTCACACAGAACTTTTATTATAAAGAGTTTCGCCAGTCCGACCTGCAATCGGCAGCAAGCGGAACGCTGACATCTGTGGTAGCAATCCAGACCGCGATTCAGAATCAGTCCATCGATACGCAGGCGCCGGATACAGGAACGACAAGCCTCCAACTTGATACAGGAACGGCCCAGTGGACAGAACTGTTCATCAACTATTCTGACCTCGTTAGGGTGGGAACTAACCAGGCAGTTGACCTTGCGAATGTGGCTGCGATTCGTGTTGAATTGACCGTTACCGACACTACCATCATGGATTTTTCGGCGTGGTGGGTGGCCGGAAGTTATGGACCCGATGTGCAAAGCGGATCTCCGGTCGGAATCACGTACCAGTACAGGTATCGGGACTCGCGCACGGGTGTCCGCTCAGTCCTCTCTCCCGGATGCCGGTACGATCTGTACCCCCTTCGCCAGCAGATTGCTGTGGGCGTGACGGCATCGACGGACCCACAGGTAGATACCATTGATATCCAGCGATTCGATCCTTCTTTGGCGGCACTCGTTTACGTGGGATCTACACCGAACGCAACTGGGAGTGCGTTCCTTGACGACACTCAATCGAGTCTGATTGCGGGAAATCCGGCGCTCGAAACGAATGTATGGCAACCGTGGCCAGTCCTCGCGCCCCCGCAGAATTCAGTTGTGAATGTGGCTGGCACCACGGTCCAATGGGTGAGCGGAGCGACTTTCCCAACGAACTTGCAACCGGGAACCGTTCTTCAGGTGGGAAACGATGCAACACAACTATTCGCGCTGCCGATATCTTCGACGCTTCTGGAGATTACGTCGAATCTCGGCGCGCTGACGAACGCCACCCTGACGATTGGATCTCCTGTTCTTCTCGGCCAGCCGTTGCCTGTTATGTTCGGCCCGCTCGAAGGGACGACTGCTATCTACGCATTCGGAATCGGCGATCCGTTAAACCCCGGAACGCTGTACTGGACGAACGGAAACGATCTCGATTCCGCCGATACCGTGAACACGTTGGAGGTAACGTCGCCTTCGGAGCCTTTGGTTTCCGGCTGCGTGTGGCAGACGTTAATTTTCGTTGCCTCGGCAAAACGGGTTTTTCTCGTTACTCCAAGTTTCAGTCAAAACTCCACAGGGGCTCAGACCATTATTTTCACTTCGACGGAGTTGACATCGATCTCCGGCAGCTTCTCTCCTTGGGGGATGGCGAAGGGACAGCAGGGAGTTTACATGATCGGGCGAGACGGCCTGTATCAGTTGAACTACAACTCCGGCTCGTATTTCGCACAACAGATTTATCCTCTGTTCCCGCACGACGGTAAGCCAGCAGTCGCAACCAATGGGTTCAATCCGGTTACGATGACCACCCCGCAGTATCTGCGCCTCGCGTATTGCGATGCGGCGCTGATGTTTGATTACGAGGATTCGGCGTCTTCGATGCTCACATTTGAGATCGACACTAACGGAAACTTCTGGCCTCATCAATACGCTGACTCTGTTCTTACCCATTACTGGGAAGAGGTCCCCGAAGGCGTCGAGCCCCGAATGCTCATGGGAACGAGCGATGGGTTTTTGATGTCCTCTGGCTCCTATGCGACCGATAACGGATCGGCGCTTTTCGGGACTATCCGAACGCCCAGTTATGATTTCGGAGATCCCCGCACGCTCAAGTTGTTCATGGATACTATGACCGACGTGGACGCGACGGGCGGATACACGTTCTATGCCGGATTCAATAATTATTCGACGGTTGTGACGGTTGGAACCCAATCGGCAGTCGCGGGAAGAAGCCAGTACCTGAATTCGATTTCCTCGACCGCCGCAGCGGGACTTGTGCTGTATCGTAATTTTGCGGCTGAATACGTGATCGGTGCCGGGACGGTCCTCTACGAATTTGAGCCAAGTTATTACAACCAGCCGTTTTATTCAAACCTGTATACGACTCAGTTGCTCGATCACGGGATGCCTGGATGGAAACAACTTCGGTTTGGCAGGATTGCGTTGATTTCTACAGCGGCGACGACGATTCAAATTCTGAATGATGACGGTGTACTGCTGGCCAATTTCACCGTTCCATCGAGCAACGGGATTTTGTTCAATGATTTCGTTCAGTTGCCGAACGCAGCGAAAGGGAGGATGCTCCGGTACTCGGCGTCTAATTCATCGCCCTTCGTTCTGTTCGTTGAAAACACGACCGTTCGCATTAAAAAATGGGGAGGGCAACAGTTCGCAGAAGTGCGACCGTTCCTCCAGTAAGGTAAAATCTAACGTAAAGGATTTTTATGAAACTCATCTTCGTGTCTCTGATCTGCGCATGGCTCCTTATGGGCGGGTATTACTCGGGAAACGGAACCGTCACGACAGCCGGGACGGCGGTCCAGTTATCTGTCGCATCATCTCCGATACCGCCGACGAGTTGCATCACGTTGACGATCCAGGCGAAATCATCGAACTCGGGTACGCTTTACATCGGAGGTTCAAATGTCAGCGCGGCGAATAAAATTGGCGCGGCCTTAACGAACGGGGTTACTCCGCCGGCCTCCGCTTACTTCGGCCCGTCATCCACGACGGCACTCTACTCTCCGCAGACGATCTGGCTCGATACCACCAATTCCGGGGATGGGTACACGTACACATGCTACAAATGACTCGCGTCTTACTTTTCCTGGCGCTCTGTACTGGCGCATGGGCACAGCAGATCAGTTCTTCCGGTTCCTCGGGAGGCGGTAATACACCCTGTGGCACCGGTACCGCCCAGGGCCAGATAGCCGTGAGCGGGGCATCCCCGTTTACGGGGTGCGGGTTTAGTTCGGCGACAATAAACACCGTTCCGTTGATAACGGTTAATCCAACATATGCCCCCTATTACGCTTCTGGCTCATCCACCACAACGACGACTTCTGGCACGTTCGGAGTCGGAACGTCCGGTAGCGTAGGATCGTGTTCCACCTTTGCGGCAAGTCAAGGGGTTTACATTGCCGGAGCTGGCGCTGCTTCGGCGAATTACATCGGAACTGTGGTGTCCTGCTCGGCGGGAACTCTTACGGTTACGCCTGCCACCTCAACCAGCGTCGGAAACGGAACCCTCGTACAGCATGATGATTCAGCGGCGATCCAGGCGGCGATTACGGGACTTGCGAGCACGGGCGGCTCAATCTTTTTCCCCAACGGATTTTATCGCTGCAATGGGGCGTTTCAGGACATCTCGCACGCCAACGCTATATTATTAATGCCCAGCATTTCGTATGTGACAAACCCACCCGTTTCGCCAGTTTTGATTGATTTGATAAGTGACACCGCACCGTCTCCAGGGGGAACGAGCGGGGTCGTGATTCAGTCCAGCCAGACCGGAGGGAATCTGATCGGCGGATATGCAGCCGACAGCGGATTTGGAACATTCACAAACGTTTGGCTGAAACTCAAGAACCTGACTTTCCGAAGTTACGATAACCCCAACATTCAAATGGTTAACGCGGGAAATTTGGCCGGACTGACTTGGGAGAACCTGATTTTCGACACTGGCCTGCCTCCGTTGTGCGGGTACGTCGCAGGCTGTACGCCAACCACCCCGACACACGCCAACGCAATCGCGATGACAACCCCGGCAACAAACAACAACGCCGGTATCACGGGCTATGGGCATACGATGGTGTACGGATACTATGAAGGGGTTAGGGCGCAAGAGCACGCTAATATCGAAGACCTATATGTGACTTACGCTAATCGCTGTCTCCCGGTTGCATCAACGAATCACCCAATCTATGTAGCGAGGTTCGCGTGCGAAAACGCATCCTACGGGATCTATTACGTAAGCGGCTCTCCCGTAATTTATATCGGGCAGTACTCAGAGGAGGCGAACACCGTGAACGTGGCTGGCGCTAACGTGCTGGCCGGGACAATCAACTACTCTTTCCCGGAAGGTGCAGTGTTCACAGGGGCGTCATATTTACGCCTGGCCGACCTGAGGAGTCCAGCAACTTCAGGCCAGATCGGGAATCTTTTAACCGGATTGCCTGCCGTCTGGTATCCAGGCGAGTTCCTTAATCGCCCCGGCCTCTTCGTTACCGCTTACATCAACTCATCGAATCAGATTATTTTGATTCCTGAGGCTTCGACATTAGGGTTTAATTTCAACGGTTATACATCTGACGCAGTTGCAAATTTTACCGGTCGTTCCGCCGCACTTAGGGTTCCCGGTGTTGTGGCAAGTACTGCCGGAAACGTAGAATACTACTTGATGGGGCTAGACGCGACCCACTTCATAGGATTTGAGGAATCAAACGGAACCCTGTCGTTTCTCGTAAACTCATTCACGCCTGTCGCCACTGCCTCATACAATGGAACCACGCAATTATACTGGCGAATCCGTGAAAGCGCTGGAAGGATATATTGTGAGGTCGCCCCAGATGGATCTACCTGGACAGAGCCGACCGGATTTGACTCTACCGTTGCCTGGAGTTACGCAACTGGGGCAAGGTTAATGGTAGCTGCCGGGACTAATAATACCTCCATAGCATCTCCTGGTTTCGCCACGTTCGATACCTTCACAATTCAATGATTGACGCCTCGATTATCGCTGGCGCGTTTAGCTGTGCACTCCGCAAATACATCGCGGACTACGAAGTGTGGGTCGAGAAGATCTACAACGCGGAAGTCGCCGCGAAGGCGTCCTGTTTAGGGCAGGCCCCTAAGGTTCCGCCTCCACCGCCTGCGCCTCCAGCACCCGCACCGGAGAAAAAACAATGACGAAAGACATTAAAATAGATCGGGAAAGAGCGGAAGGAGTGTATATCCATTGGGAAACATACCCTCCCGGCCTATCCACAATTCCAACTCCTAATCTGTGCATCATTGAACGTGTGAACGGTAATTGTACTGTGGATACTTTGACGTGTACGCGGAATGAAGCAAAAGTAATCGCTGATTTCTTGAAGGAGATTCCTGTGAACACGGCAGCAGCGGAGGAGGCGGGGAACTGATGGCCGAACTTGAGCACACCAGAAGTTGCCCGGAGTTAACTCCAGGTTCCGATGATTTCTGCACATGCGGCCTGGAGTTTCGCAAGCAACTCTCCACTGAACGCGAGATGCATGCCGCCTGGCGCAAGCGGGCCGAAGAGGCGGAAGTGAGGATCGCGGATGTCATTGATGCGTCCCGCAAATGGCGTAGAGGGATACCGGGTAAGTCCACCATGTACCAGATCATAATCGGACTCGCCGAAATGTGCCACGCGCTCGATAAACTGGAGTCTGATTAGCAATGATCCTCGCCATCCTCGCAGCACTCTCTGCACAGGCCACCGCCCCACCTGCACCGGCACCGCCAATCGCCGGAACTATCTGCCCCACGGCAGAGAGTTTCCAAATAGGCGTCTGGACAGTATGGGGAAACCTCCCCAGCGGACAGCCAGTGTATGTCTGCAAGCCTTTGGTGCTGGTTCCGCAGCCATCGCAGATTTACAAGCCCACGGTTCCGCTGCTGAGTATCCAACTCACCTGCAAGGTAGCGAGGATCTATCTCAACGGCCTCCGCATTTCCAACCTCAACGGGGATTACACCCTGGATTCTACGGGCCTTATCGTCACCTTCACCAAGCAAGTTCCGGGTATGGGGCCGGATGATGCCCTGCTCGTCGATTACGTGTGCTGATGCGCTGATGCGACCGAAGTACCACAGTTACTCTAAGCACAAGCGCGGGCGGAAGTCAGGCTCAAAGCGAATGCCGTGGCCGTCACCGTGGATCGTAAGCGTGTGGCGGCTGCTCCCTTGCCTGGGTTACCGGCTGAGTTGCGAAGCGGTAGAAGCGGCGGCGGTTTATTTTGCGGATCGGCCCAATCCCTAAGCTGCGGGCAGAGGGCCGGAAGCGATCAGGCTCAGTTACGGAAGCAGATCAGCCCCCAGAAGTAGCAGGTAACCGGGCACGGCGGACCCTGAAAACAGTCCCCACCCTCCATGTACGCCGAACCAGCCTCGCAGTTCTGGCTGGCCTTGACCGGCGACCCGGAAGACATGCAGAGCATCGCAACAGCGGCGAGTGCGCTTTTCAGTTTGTTCATGCCCGTACAGTGCCGCAGGCGCGGATTCTTCTCACTTCAGAGTAAAATAAAAATTCATGGTCACATCCCCGGCAGGCCGCGCATTAATCGAATCCTTCGAGGGTTGCCGTCTCGAATCCTATCAGGATCAGCGCGGTATCTGGACAATCGGCTATGGAACAACTTACTATGACTGCGATGAATCCGTTCAACCCGGAGAAAGTTGCACTCAGGAGCAAGCCGACGAATGGTTATCGGAAGATTTGATGACGGCAGAAGCGGTGGTAAGTTCTCTCGTAAAAGCGCCGCTAAATCAGAACCAGTTCGATGCGCTGGTCAGTTTCGCGTACAATGTCGGCGGCGGTGCGTTCGCCTCGTCCACGCTACTCAAACTCATCAACGCGGGCGCGTTCGGGGCGGCAGCGGCTCAGTTCACGAAATGGGATCTGGCGAGAGGCGAGGTATCAGCAGGGCTTCTGAGACGGAGGCAGGCTGAACAGCAGCTTTTTGTAACTCCGGTCACGGTTACCTAAGCTAAAATATCTTCTATGAACTTCCTCATCGAGTTTCTCTTCACTTGCATCCTCGGCGGCGACCCGGACGCCGGGAGTACGAATACGCCGGGATCTGGCGGGACTGGGAACTGAGCGTTTATGGGGCCGCAGGCTGCGGCGAAATCAGGGACATGAGGTAATCCGCAAAGTATTCTCCAGCGCTGAACTGCCTGCCATCTCCCAGTGTCACCGTTCCGCCACCTGCATCGCTGAACAACACCTGCATAATCTCCACGCCGTTCAGGATGACACACGTTTCTCCGATCTGATTCGGTGGCGGACATTCGAGAACGTCTCCACTGATCGCGTTCCGAATCTTCATTTCGTCCTCTTCCCGGATGCCGGGTATGCGGCTAACGCCAGTCTCCGCAGGATTTCGGATAAACTCGTCTTATCCCTTGCGGCCGCGATCTTGAGGCGCTCGTGCAAGTCGTCGGGGATGTGGAGGGTGGTCTTCACAGCGATGCCCCGGTAGTCTTTGTCTGCGGAGGCGCGTCATCCGACGCTCCTTGCTCCCGATGCCACTCTTCAAGAATTTCCTTATCGAGCACGATGGCCTCGTGGTAATCGACCATGTAAACGGGAATTACGCTGTTGGCTTCGTTGAATGCATCCACGGCCTTATGTAGTTCATCCATTCCGTTCAGATCGTTCGTATCGGCGTCTTCCCATGCCTCTTCAAGAACGCGCTCAGTCAAGTCTTCAAGGTTCGCTTTGCATAGCCCGATGTTCTTTACAGACCAGACGTATTCGGGCGGCTCGTTGCAACCGTCGATGGCGTCTGCGACAGTTTCATAGTAGCGATCATTGAAAAAGACTTGCGGCCCGGTGTATTCGGACGCCGCTATTTTTACGGCCTTCGTGTATCGCTCGAATTCCTCTTTGGCTTGCTTGTCGCGCCGGTCCTTTTGATCGCAGGCTTCGCATTGCTTCCGATAGTGGGGCGCACGTTTACCGAGCGATACCCCGCACGTCTCGCAATGGGTTACGCCGTGGCATCGCTGCGCTCCGTGCTGTTCTGTGTAGACAGCGCGGCACTCGGAGCAATACCAGATGCCCGATGGATGACCGTCCGAATGGAACAACTCAATCGCCGTGATGATTTGGTTCATGCGCTCAACTTTGCCATACTTCCATACGTATGTCAATCGGTGTTATCATGGCTCCATGACCATACCTTTGCCGAATTCAGTCCAGCACCGAAGGGCCGAGATCATATCCCGGCGCGACGGCATCACCGAAACTGAAGCGCTGGAACTAATGAAGGATTGGGACCAGAACACGTCAAGCGGTCCTCGGCGGTCGGCGCTTGATAAGTCGCATGATGTCGGCCCCGCATTCGCCGTTAGTGCCCGAAAACCTTCCCTTGAGGATTATGAACGATGACAAGATATACTCTCTCATTTCTATTCGCGCTCTCAGCGTATGCGCAGACATCTGAAGCCCTGCACGTAACGGCCACAGTCCTGAGCCAGGCATCAACCAAGGCCACCTTCGGGCCACTGGCGAAACAATACCGCATGGCGAGTATCCAGGTCTGTAATACGAGCGCGGCGTCTGTGTCGGTTCCCCTCGCGGCGGTGATGCAAGTCCCGGCCGCAATCCCCGCCGGCATGACTGTCCTCGCGCCTCTCGTCGCTCTCCAGGTGATCGCGCACGCACAAGGGTCCACCAAGACAGCCATCGGCCTACGCATCGGTGTAGCGGTCGTTTCCGGTGCGGCGGTGGCTACTTCTCTCGGCGGGTTATCTGCGGCATGGAAAAACGGCCTGACTGATACCGCCATCCTGGGATCGCAACTCATCCCGATCATTCAGCAGGCGACCACGGTGCAATCGATGCTCAATTACCAGCAGGCCACATTGCCCGATCCGCTCCAGCTTGTTGCGGGCGGCTGCGCTCCCCCGGCTGTAGTCCTGGTGGAGATGGATGCGAAGGCAGTTAAGGCGGACTTCAGGGTGAGCCGGTAGGCAGATTTACAGGATCTGGCGAAGTGGGTAGACCCGGAAGCATCTCGCCATCGCCGCATACTCCGATGAGCGTTCCGAGTCTTTCTCTTGAGCAGATGCGTGCAGGTTACGCGGTGAACAGCATCGTCTGATTTAGGTTCCATCTTACCGCAGACAGCCGAAAAGCGGTAGCATAAAGGCATGAACAAATACATCCTGTTGACCCTCCAACTCGCCCTGATCGCCGATCAGGAATACGCCACCACCATAGCTAACGGCGCATCGTCTCTTCTCCAGCCGAACAACTTCGCCAACCTTCTCACCGAACTCTCTATTGTGTTCGCTCCAACCAACACCAGCACTGCGAAGTAAATGCCTCTTCCGATCATCCACGTCCCGACGGCGCTCTGTCCGATATGCGGCCAGTACAAGCTCATCGTGTCTGGCTGCGCCCATCTTTGCCCCGGAAAGAAATGACTGGGCACCAGACCAACCCCGGAAGCCGCTACAAGGCCGAGGGCGGCATCCTCTACCGCGACGACACTGCCGGCGAATGGCACCCGGTCCCGCTGGAAGAGGCGGCGCAACTCCTAACGCAGATGGACACGCTCAACGCCACCCTGCTGATGCAGCGGGATTCGGCCTGGTCGAGGCTGAGAAAGGCCGGGATCGGATTGACCTGTCGAGGGATCGGAAGCACGCTCAGCGACTGTTGATAAGCGTCATTCCTTCTACCGGAGCGCTCCGCATTGCGTCGTACTGCTGGATTCCCCACACGATGGCGTACAGGCACCAGATGAAGTGGTATGAATAAACCATGCCGTCTGGAAGTTCCATTCCGTCAAACTGGAACTTCTCACCGTTCCGAGTGCCCGGTTTGGTTTCAAACTCGTGCGTGAACTCGTAAGCCGCGTGGCGCATCATGTGCGGACCATCGCCGTCGTGAAGCCGAAACACCTCTTCCTCGACAGCCGCTTTGACTTCGGCTAGTTTTTCTGGCTCGTCCTCAAAGCGATCCTTTAGTTGATCCAGCAAGCGCTCCTGAAACGTGTCCTGGTCCCAAACCTTAGCACCTTCCCGACCGCTGAACTGGCCGTGCTGCAACTTTTCGGCCCAGTACGAAGGATTGATCCTGAGTTTGGAATCACGGAAGAAGGTGAGCATGTCCTCGACCCGCGAGAACGTCCACGTTCCCATATCGCCGTGAATCGTCAAAACGTTCGGCCACGTAACCAAGTCGAACCACATGTTGCCGGATTCCTGCCGACGAAAGCGAATGTGCCTGTAAAGGTATTCGTCCTTCAAAAACTTGATCTGGTGATTCGAGACATCTTTCAGAAACGATTCTTCGGTCGGCTCTCTCATCTTCTCTCCTTTTAGTCCATCGCCACTGCGCGGTAAAAGAACGGGCGCTCAACGGCGGATCTCTGATTCTCTGCTCATAGATGTTCTTCCTCTTTCGGCTTCAGGGCTGCGTCGATCAGGGAGAGCGCGGGCGCTTTCCAGCAGTCGCAGGGATCTGGCAGGCCCTCCGATGAGGAGGTGTAGTCGGATTGACACTCCTCATAATGCGGAGCCGACTCAACCTTCTCCCGTACCGCCTCCAGCGTCTTCCGTAGGGATTCGATCTCGGCGTCTTTGGCAGCGCACACTTCAGCGGGAGTCTGATCGTCAGTGAACATAGACTCGCTGAACGCAGGCAGTCGCACGTCCTCAGGTGCAATGCCGTGGGCTAATTCCGCCAAAGCCTCAGCGCACTTCCCTCGGCTGATCTGGCCTTCCTGTAAAAGCATTAGGATGGTTCCGATGGGCCCATGCTTGAGATCTATGAAGGTTTGGAAAGCGGGAGATTTAAGCCAATCCCGGAGAGAACTCTTCACAAGTTCCGCGTTCAGCCTCTGAAGTTCCTCGATCCGATCCAGCATCGCATCGATCTCTTCCGGCCTTACGGCACGGCTCGAATGCAGTTTGTTTTTCTTGCGAATTTCATTCAGGTCTAAGATCATACCTTCTCCGTGCGGCTGAGCTAGCAGCGTTTATGTACGCCGCGCTATCTTTCCACATTGCCAGAAGTTCCTGATCGCTCATCAGAAAATGTCGATTTGCGGCGTCCACCCCGGCCTGTAGCGCGTCCCGCTCTTTTTCTACGCGATCAATTTCGGCACCAGCGCATCGCCCGCATATCGCAATCGTGTCCGGCCTCAATTCGGAAAGCGCCGGCCTTCCGTTTACAGTCACGAGTCGCACGCCACAGTTTCCGCATTCCTGGCCGTGCATATCAAATAATCCGAGGGGGTTCCGTAGCGCGTCCCGCTCGGCGGTGACTTCGATCAGGGCGCGGGACAATTTGCAATCAACACAAGGGCAATTATTTTCTCTTCTCCTGTTAGTATGATCAGCAATACAGTCTTTGGCGATCTGTAGAGTGTCCAGTAAATCCAGTCGTTTTGCCAGTTCCAGCGGCGTCTGTTCAGGCATTGATATCCTCCACCAATTCAAAAAACTGTTGTAGCGGGACTTCCCACGGTGTCGGCGTGTGCTTAGTTTCGTTCATCGCGTAACTCTCTCTTTCTCCGGCACCGGAAGCGCCGATTTTGCGTATACTTGGCGCTTCCGGGTTGGATTTGCCGGAACTGTTTTATCCCCGCGACCGAACCCGGTTCCTCCCCCGAGGTCAAGCGTGCCCGCTTTGGCGGATTCGGTTTGGATTTCGCGGGGAAGGTTTAGTACCTAAACTCCTCGTACAGATCGAGAATCCGCGCGATGTCGGGATGTTTCGATAGCAGAGCATCAAGTTCGCGTGCGTTCCTGGCGATCGACTTAACATCTTCACCAATGCGGATCGCGCTGCCTAAACGCTCCCGAAGAGTCTGCCTGGGATTTCCGATCTGTGCGCCGATTCCGGTCATACCCTGAGCCACGTTAAGATTCTGCTGGTTCGCCTCCATCGTGGCGGCATTATGCTGACTCCAGACTTCAGCCTTTAGTTTGTCCCTCAAGTCCTGTTCGGTCATTAAGGCAGCCCCTTCAGCGACTCCAGAAACTTCGCCTGTTCGGCCTTGGCGGAATCGTGAGCCATCATGGCGGACTGCACCGCTCCAGCCTTCTCCAGAACGTTGTCGGAGTGCTTCTTCTTCATTGCCTCGATACCGGCCAGAAATTTCTGGGTCTTCTCGGCCAGTGTCAGGCGAGTGCGGGGCTTGCGAGTTTCGGGCGCGGGTGGTGGATCTCCTGCGGCTGTCAGATTCGCGGCTAACTCCAGAATCTCAGGAATGGACAGTTTGGGCCGCGTGCCCTCTCCGGCTAACTCCTGAATCGTTTCGTTTTCTGGTGGTTCCGGCGCTTCGGTGTGCTTTCGTTTTGACATAGTGCTCCTTTGAAATTGGTTGCTACTCCGGGATGACGCCCCGGCGCTTCAGTTCTGCGGCTTCGGCTTCTTCCGCCTCAGCGGCCAGTTTTGCCGCCTTGTCGAAGTCTTCCGCAATCTTTTTATTCGCCGCGTGGGTAGTGGATGCCAGCGCTTTCTGTTCGGTCTTCGTAAGCCCAGAGAACAGCGCCTGATACTCCTCCATGCCCAACTCAGCAGCGGACCTGGCGCGCTTCTGGACGGACTCCATCGGATCTTCTGCGCGTCCTCCGTCGCTCCACTGGCGAATCAGTAAGCCGTGCTCCCTCGTAATGAGCTTTCCGCCGGGGAACGTAGCAGTCAGCATCTTCGGCACCTTCAGGCACGAGTACTGGTGCGTGGCCTCATCGAACATCAGCGAGATCAGCATCTCGAAAACGAAATTTTTCTCTGCGATCGGCTGAATTCCAATCGGGATGACCTTGTTATCCGGCGTGATCTTCACCTTGTCGCGCGCTCGGAGGCAGAAAATTATGTGCATCCGGGAAGACAGGCAGTAGGCGAGGAATCGCTTATGCTCGCGCTTCGCCATCGCCCAGTTCGGCATTCCCTTCATCTTGTTGTTCTCGGCGATGTCCGTACATCCGCCCTCACCTTCCCATTCATGGGTGGTGGAATCGATCAGACATACCGTGACGCCGGCCGCTTCCTGCGCCTTGATCGCCTTGATGTAACGCTGTGGACTGTACGGCGCGGAGATCGCAGTCCGAAGATATCCCTTCGGAATCGCCTTCATGATGTCGGGATCGTCGGCATAGAGAGAGCCGCGCCCGTTCTCGGCGTCGATCATGCCGACCTGCCCATCTGCGCCCGCGATTCCTCCCGCCAACAGCAGGCCGGAAAAAGTCTTACCGCTTCCGCTGGTGCCCGACAGCGAAATTAGCAGCGGTACAGAAATGCGCTCGGCTTTGATTACCTCAAACTCGTCTACGTCCATGCCAGCCCCTTAATCTCCTCATCCATCAAATCGTCAACCGTCGCGTTTGTGCGCCAGGGTCTGTCAGTGCCGAACCTGTCCATCAAGCTCGCGTACAGGCGAATCAGGCGGATGACTTCGCTGCGCCCGACTTCCCACAGCAGGCTTGTCTGATTGTGACGGCGGATGCGGACTTCGTGCGGCTCCTCGGATTCCACGAACGGGTTGATAAAATCCGTCTTTCCTTCGCCGGCGATCTCGCGAATCGTCGTGTATAGGTAGGCCTGCCGGTAATACCCCTCAAAGTAGATCGCGTCCGCAACCGTCCGATCAATCGGCTTACCCTTCTGGCTGAAAGTCTTCGGGTCCAGCGTCCACTTCGGCGCGACGAAATCCATTCGCGCCTTGAGCGGTACGCCGGTATCGGGGTCGGTCACAAAGTACGAAACCTCGGATCGTCCCACGGCCCGGAGTCGCTGAAATTCCGGCTCATCCATCAGTGCCTTCGCGCATCCCGCGAGGCGACTCCAGTCCTCGGACTTCAGGATGTGTTTGCCTTCGTTCCTGGCGAAATGACGGCGCTGCTCGCGCTCCAGTATCACGACATGCGGATCAATCGCAAGGGCCTGGTCGATCCAGCCTCCAGGCGCGCTCTTGACGGTTCCAGTGGGCTTCCCGCCGTTGTCTTTAATCCACTGCTTGATATCGTCTGACTTTTCCAGCGCATCCGGTGGCGCTACGTATTCGCAGCAGAACTGCGCGTCGAATACTTCCGGCGTATCCAGCACCGCCGAATGCAGGGCGCGACCGAAGATCATGAAATCGGTTTCTTCCTGCGGCTCACGGTCAGGGCGGACGTGGTTATGCCAGAAGCGCATCGGGGAGATAATCAGATCCTTCATGGCGCTGTGGCTGAGTCCCGGCGTGGCGTGGTATTCGGAGGCGGGAAGATCGTAGATGATGCGCTCCTGGCGGGCGGGTAGGTTGCTCATCAGTGGCCTCCCAGCCTGCTCATAATTTCGTCAACTTCCCACAATTCGCCGTTCTCTCCAAGTTCGCGGAGTAATTCGGCAAACTTGTCGGCCCTTGGGCTGATCTGGAAGAGCTTGTCGGCGATACGGAATGTGTCGGCGCGGCTCATACGGTCGGCTCCGCCCAGTATTCCGCTTCAGTTTTTCCGCCGTGAGGGTTGATGATATCGATCCATCCGCGCCGTTCGAGGTTGACGGTGCCTGTAGCCTTATGCTGTCGCACGCGAAACCCGGCTGACTTCTGCTTGTCGCGGTAATCGGCTACTTCTCTCAACGCATCGGCCATCGACAGATTGCGACTCAAGGCGACCGGGAAAGAATTCCCGCGCACCAGACACATAACCGAAAAGTTTACGTCTGACGGGATACTCATCAGTGATTCTCCGCAAACACGCCATCGCCCTGATAGGCAGCGGGGCCAGCCGGTTCGTCGCGCTCGATCAGATCCTCCGCCTCGTCCAGAATCTGCGCGACGGGCTGGGGTGAACTCGAGGCGACAATCTCATCTTCTTCGTCTGCCGAAAACACCGGGTCGCACTCCCAGCGCACGATTTTTCGGCAAACCAGATCACGCCAGATATTGACCGAGAGTCCGGGGATGCGTTCGGAATCGAAGTACAGAAAGTGTTCGTTATCACCCGACGAGCGCTTCCTGAACTTCCCGCCGACAGCGCGGATTACGGAAACTATCGACTCTTTGGTATCTGCGAAGATCGTAAGACCGCAAGCAGGAATGAATTCCTCGGCACGGTCGTAAACATCTGCCAGTTGCCGCAGTTTTGCTGCATGTTCGATATTCTTCTCGTTGCTCATGAATTACTCCTTGAAATAATCGTCCGGGTTCTTCCCGCTCCCGACAATCGCCCGCATAAAGCGCACGAGCAAAACGTTCCGATGCGTGTTGTGCTGCGCCGCGTAATCGTTCAGGCGCTTGCGGAGTTTCCGAGGAGCCGGGAAGTTGATTCGTGATTCTGGTTTATCTTTCGCCATGCACACAGGATAAAACACGGCGGATAATTTAGCAATAATTATTTTTCCCGCAGCCGAAACCGTCGCGGCCCTGCGCCACCCCTTCGACATCAGCCGATGCCGCAGGTCCGCGGCACCGGCCGAAGAAGCGGCCAGCACCAATATAAGGATTGTTCTTTTCATCGTGTTACCTCGTTGAAAGGTGCTGATCGTGGAGCGGGACATTCAGAATCCCTTCCAGAACAAATAAACGGAATCGTCGCTGCACGTCGAGGCGTCGAAACCCGTCGAGCGGTCGTTCGTATTGGTAACCAGTTGCCTCATCGATTAAGGCGATAAGCCCGACCTTAGCGCAAGCAGCCGTGAACATCGCCGCCTTCATCGCAATCTTGATCTGGGCCTCGCTTTCCAGTTTTCCGGCCTGCCAAGCGGTGACGTAAGCAGTGCAAATATCCAGAAACGTTTCGGCCTGCATCCCTCGCACTGTCTTATTTACAACCCCGGGCAACGTAAACTCGATCATCTCGCCGGGGAGGTTTTCAGGGATGTAGTCCTTTAGCGCCTGAATACCTGTGTAGCTTTCAAGATTACCGCCGCCCTTTCCGCCAGTAAGAAAATCCGTTGCCCCCGTGCGGCTGATAACACGACGACCATCTTCCAACACGTAGCAAGAGATCCCTATCTCAAGACTCCCCGGCCACTTTGCTAAAGGTAAGTTATTGGAAACACTGAGAATGATTTCATCCCCTGAGTATATTTTGGGGTCGTTTTCCCCGGGCACCAGAATGCCAGTAGCGGCCTCTCTCGCCTTTCTCCATCGCTCTTTGGCACCGGCGCGGGCCAACTCCTTCCGTTCTTCAGGAGTGAGTTTTTCCATGCGCGCCTTACCGGATCGGACTTTCCCTGATTGCGGTTCGCTCATACCGAGATGCTAGCAACTTTGTTACTTGCATTGCAAGTATTTTATTGAAATGCCAGTACTGCAAGTAGTAGAATAGGTTTAAACTCGGCGTGCGCTCTACTAATTCACACCTGATAGTACCTATAAACGGGTACTCGGGACGCACCAACCCAGCGCTCTGGGAATGGCTCGCGGCCCAATCTCAGACATAACTCATGGCTCCGCCCAGAACATCGCGAGAGCGGCCACCAGCCAACGAAGACGCGGTCCAAACCTCATCTTCTGCGCCGCCCCTCGGGGACTATAAACTTACTGTTGAGTTGGTTGCAGGGATCAATCACGCACTCGGAAAATTGACCGAAGCAGTAGATAGCCTCAAAGAGGCAAGTAAAGAACACGGAAAGAAAATAGATGACGTTCGCATGGACATGCACGCCGCGAAGGCTAGCGGCAGAACGGTCCTCTGGGTGGTTGGCGTCGTTGGAACGCTACTCGGCCTGTTCTTGGCCGCTTATTTCAGACAATTACTGTCCGGCGCAGCACCCCCAACAAAATAAGGCAACTAGATACCGCTTTGATCTCAGCCACACACATTTAGCGCACTACCCGTTCTTCAGCGCTCCGGAGAGGCCGTCAAAGTGGATGCAGCCACCGGGAGGAAAGCCAAGCATTTTGTTGATGCTGGAATCCGTTTCGTCATTGGTAGGAGTGGTACAGGGAGACGCTGCGAACCAGCGCTCATTTTCGCTTTCTATGATGTCGATGTAATTTGAGTCGTCCCAATCGGCGCGAGGGTCAACAGGGCGATTCTCGCGAAGCCAGGCGATCATGTTGATGAGAACAGCCTCGGTCATGTCGCTGTCTTCGACTCCGCCCCATCCTTCGACGTGAAGTACGTCGGTCAGCGCATCGGCTTCCTGCGCAGTGGCCCCAAGCGCTACCAGCGCCGTTTCGATCTCGTCGTAATTCTGTCCAGTGTAGGTCATCGTGATCCCCTTTTCTCCGGTATACTCTAAAGTTCTTTAAGCGCGGTCACTCACCGCGCGGAGATGCCTACGCATGGCTCACCAGATTGCAGACATGGCTCCAGAGGTCGCGCTCCTCGTCTTCGCTCGGGTTCCGGTGGTGGACGGAGCGGAACATGCGCCGCATTTCGGCCAGGTCGTGCTCGTCATCATCATCGTGCGACTCGATGTATAGGCTTATCTCGTCGTCAGAGTAAATATGGTCGTAAGAAATAACGAGCGCATCTACCTCGCAGTCCGCCTCAAAGAGGTCCGCGATACGCGATTCAACAGCGTACACATGCACCGTGTTGCCGTCCGCGTCCTGGTAGCCCTCGTAGCTGTGCGAGATTCCGCGCAGCGGGCCATGTTGATCCTGCGCCGTTACTTCGTATGTCATTGTCATCTTCTTCTCCTCCTCTCCCGGTATACCTACCTACCGCCCAGAGCGATAATGCTCTGCTCTACGATGTACTGCTCGATTACGCTGAGTTCGGGGCTGTACCCCGGCTGTGATTCCCGCGCGTCCTGTATCGCCGCATCGGTCGCTGCTAACATGTCCGGCGTCTGGCTATCCAAGTACTCGTTTTGCCTGACCAATCCTTCGCCAATCTCGTCAATCGCGTATTCTCGGTCTGTTTTAGGTGTGCTCATGTTCTCCTCTCCCGGTATACCGTCCTCGGCTGTCAGGCGTCCTGCTCCTTTTGCAGTCGGAATGGTTCACTGATCGAGCCATCCGCACGGACGAAACGCACGTCGCACTTGTCGATGCCGATCTTGCGAGCGAGATCCTCAATGTCATTGAGGTTCCGGCGCGTTTGGGCCGGAGAGGTATGATAATCAGGTCCGAAAACCCTAATGCTGTAGTGTCCACCTCGCTGTGTCTGTGTCATCTTTTCCTCTTTTCTCCCGGTATACCGGGCCTCTGTTTTTGATCGGGGTCGAATCCCGCCGCACCTTTGCCAGGTGGAAGTTCAGCGCTTTTCGCGTTCGGCTCGCTCTGTGATGCCCCGATCAAGTCCTATTTTCGCTGTTTCCAGTGCGCTTGTGAATCAGGGAAACCCTGAGAAACGCATAGGATTTATACGGATTAGCCGTCGCCGTCGCCGGAGCCGTAGCCGTCGCCGTAGCCGTAGCCGTAGCCGGAGCCGTCGCCGTCGCCGGAGCCGTCGCCGTAGCCGTCGCCGTCGACGGAGCCGGAGCCGGAGCCGTCGCCGTCGCCGGAGCCGGAGCCGGAGCCGTAGCCGTAGCCGTAGCCGTCGCCGGAGCCGGAGCCGGAGCCGTAGCCGTAGCCGTAGCCGTAGCCGGAGCCGTCGCCGTAGCCGGAGCCGGAGCCGTCGCCGGAGCCGGAGCCGTCGCCGTAGCCGTAGCCGTAGCCGTCGCCGGAGCCGGAGCCGGAGCCGGAGCCGGAGCCGGAGCCGGAGCCTTTCT